TGGATCGACTCTTGATACAAAAATAAATACCTTAAGTGGTTTGTTCACTGGATATACTGGTAACTTAGACACTACTTACGCTAGTGATAGTCAGCTTGCTACTACTGGTTCGACGCTTGATACTAAAATAAACAATTTTAGTGGCTATATAAATTCTCCATCTAGTAATATTGTTTTTACTACAGGAAATCAAAGCATAAGCGGAAATAAAACATTCATAAATAACCTTGAAGTTCAAGGAACAGGAATTTTTAATGCATTAGATTTAAGTAATATTAGTGAATTTAATTTCTCTGGGACAAATATAAACTTAATAAATGGAAATGTAAATATCTCTGGTCAAATTTATATTTCTGGTAATCCAGTATTAACGGGAGTTAACTTAAGCTCATATGCAACAACAGCTAATTTAGCATCAACTGGCAGCACTTTAGATAATAAGATAAATTCACTTAGCGGCAGTTCAGTTTTAACATTTGGCAATCAAACTATCTCTGGAATTAAGACTTTTACTCAAACAGGTTCTTTTGATACTCTTCAAATAACAAATAAAAAATTATCATCTTATAATTATGTTAATAGTAATTTTATTTTTGGTAATACTTATATAAATATTGCTAATAGTTCAACTAACATAACAGGCACTTTGCCTAGCGACATAACTTCTGGTATAAATTATTATGTTAAAAATTTAAATACTGGAATATTGTTAATAACAGGGTCTGGTCAAAGAACTATAGACGGATTCTCTAATATTAACCTTTATAAGAATGAGAGCTTGCAGCTCCTCGGTGTAAATAATGTAGGTTATACAGGTTGGACAACCGTAGGTGAAGGAATAGGAGTAAGTTAAAATGGCTGATTTATTAAATAAGTTAAATAGCGCCAATTATGTTACTGTTAAAGTAACAGATAATGCTATAACTAATGGCAACAATCTTCTAGCAGCTTATTCTCTTGCAAAAACAACATTACCTAATGGCGCATCTTTGTCAACTGTTAATAGATTAGCTGTTATTTTACCAGCAGCAACTTATGATCTTGGAACTCAAAGTTTAATTCTTGATACTCAATATATTGATATAGTTGGTTCTACTTCAGATAGAAGCAAACATTATATCACAAGTAATGTTGGAGAAATAAGTAGAGGCACAGTTCAACAAACTGCAAATGATGTTAAATTATTTAATCTAACAATAAAAAATAGTAATACAACTTATTCACCACTCACTTTATCTACTACTAGTCCAGCAGCTTATTTTCCAAATACTAATTTAAATTTAACATATGTAGAAAATGTATTATTTACTTCTAATTCGAATTATACTTGGAGCACAAGGACTGCAATAGAGTATAGTGGAACTTTCATAAATTGCACTGGCGGAAATAAATCATTTGGCTATAATGGAACTGCAAGTGGAACTTTTACGAATTGCACTGGTGGAAACTATTCATTTGGCGATGCAAGTGGAAACTTTACAAGTTGCACTAGCGGAATTGGTTCATTTGGCGGAGATGGTGGAGCTGCAACTGGAACTTTTACGAATTGCACTGGTGGAGATTATTCATTTGGCGGAAGTGGTGGAACTGCAAGTGGAACTTTTACGAATTGCACTGGTGGAAACTATTCATTTGGCGGAATTGCAAGTGGAAACTTTACAGATTGTACTGCTGGAATTGGTTCATTTGGAAGTAATACTGCAAGTGGAACTTTTAAAAATTGCACTGCTGGAGAGTATTCATTTGGCGCAAGTGGTGTTGCGCGTGGAATTTTTACAAATTGCACTGGTGGAGATTATTCATTTGGCGGAGATGCTGTAACTGGAATTGGAACTTTTACAAACTGCATTGGAGGAATTGGTTCATTTAACCTTTAATATATTAAAATGAGCAATCAAGTATTTCATTACTCAAACTCAGGCATATCATCTGGTCAAAGATTTTATCTTAAAGATGATGTTTCTGGTATATTCTTAAGAAATCTTAATATAGATAGTAACTTTCCAGTAGTTGCTTCTAATTTAGTTTATAATACTGGAAATCAAAATATATCTGGAATTAAAACTTTTGACGTATTTCCAATTGTTAGCGGAAATAAATTAATAACAGGATTAGATTTAAGTTCATATGCAACAACAACTAATCTTGCTTCGACTGGTTCAACTTTAGCTACAAGTATTAATAGCTTGAGTGGACTATTCACGGGATATACTGGTAACTTAGACACTACTTACGCTAGTGATAGTCAGCTTGCAACAACTGGCTCTACTCTCGATACTAAAATCAACAATTTAAGTGGATACGTTACTGGAGAACATGCAACGTTCGCTTCTATTACGAATTTAACTTCTACTGGTTCGACTCTTGATACGAAAATAAATAATTTGAGTGGAGTTTCAGTACTGACATTTGGCAATCAAAATATAAGTGGAAATAAAACCTTCGTTAATAATATTCAAGTCTCTGGAACTGGAATTTTTAATGCTGTTGATTTTAATAATATTGATATAATTTCTCTTTCTGGAGTAGATATAAGTATAACAAATGGAAATGTAGCCTTAACAAATCGCCCAACAGTAAATGGTACAGGAGTATTGTTGAGTGGCGAAGCTTCAGCTATAACTTTACCCACAACAATCGTTTATACAACTGGTGATCAAATTATAAGCGGTAACAAAACTTTTATAAGTGGCGTTACGTTCTCTGGACAAAACGTTAATGTTATAGATGCAAGTCTTAATCTTAGTGGCGTTGGAGATATGACATTTGAAGGAACGAATATTAATTTCATTAATTCTCCAGTATTTATAAGTGGAACAAATTTAAGAGTTAGTGGGGGTGCAAGCTTTACTACTCGTCCAATAGTAAATGGCACAGGAGTACTATTAAGTGGTGAAGCTTCAGCTATAATTTTACCCACAACAATCGTTTATACAACTGGTGATCAAACAATAAATGGTTTAAAAACATTCACATCTGGTATAGACATTTATAGTGGCACAAGTCCACAATCAATAAGAATATTTAATAGCACAGGAACTAACAGCGGCGAATTTGGATTAATTGGATGGAGAAACAATCAATTAATGATTGGTTCTCAACAATCTCAAAGTGGAATTTTAAGAGATGTACTAATTACAGGTAATAACATAAATATTAATGGCTCTGGTATTTTAAATATTTTTGATAATACAAATATAGTTGGTAATTTAAACATAACAGGTGCCCTTAATGTTACAGGGTTAGTTGTGTCTGGTTTAGGCACACCTTTTATTTTAAAATCTGCTAGTAATGCTAATTCAGTATATTTTGATCCTGCTTTAAATGGAAATGCTGGTATATTATATGCAAATTATGTAAATACAATCGGTTTATCTAGTATTGGTGATTTAAATTTATCAATAGGTTATGGCGGTGGCGGCACAAGAGATCTTCTGTTCACTAAAAGTAGTATAAATCGCGCTATATTAGATTCAAATGGTAATTTCGGTATTGGTAGTGGTATATCTTCTGTACCAAGTAGATTTTATGTTAGTGGAAATAGCGTATTGCAAGGCGATCTTACAGTAAGTGGTAATACAACAATAACTGGTCATCTTTCTGCATCTTCTAAATCATTCTTAATAGATCATCCAACTCAAGTTGGCAAAAAACTCCAATACGGCAGTTTAGAAGGTCCAGAGCACGGAGTATTTGTAAGAGGAAAAACTAATGACAATATAATAAGCCTTCCAAATTACTGGCCAGCTTTAGTTGATGAAAATAGTATTTCAGTTAATCTAACTCCAATCGGCGCGACTAATAATATTTATGTTGTCGATTATAATAATACAAGAATAATCACAAATGGTAATAATGGAAACTATTATTTTTATACAGTATATGGAGAAAGAAAAGATATTCCAAAATTAACTGTGGAGTTTTAATATGGGAACTCAGTATGGGAAAAAATATGATTCAGATGTGGTGGCTTATATAAAAGCTGTAGAATCTGCAGATGGAGCATTATTAGAAACATCAGTTAGGGCTTTATATTATAATTTTATTGTTGGATGTAAAAATGACGGAATTTGGAATTCAATTAAAGCTTCATGTCTATTAGGCGGAGCTAGAACTTTAAACGGAGCTTTGGTTCCATTAGTTGGAAATGCTCCAACAAATGTTAATTTTATTTCTAGTGATTACAATAGAAAAACTGGACTTGTAACAGATGGCGCAAAATATTTAAATCTTGGATATAATAATAATGATACAACAAATTTTCCAACAGATAATTCTCATGCATCTGTTTATATAAAAGAAAATTCTGTTAGTTTTGCAAGTAGTGGTCCTTATATTATTCTTGGAGGAAAAGTATATAGTTATGAAGGAGGTATGTCATTTCAATACTCTGCTGGGTATCGTGTTTATAATAGAACGTTTACTTCAGTAGATTATGGTACTATGATTAATTTTGTAGGAACATCTAAATCTACATCAGGAGGATTTTTTATTGCAAGAACAGCTAACGCAAATGCAACATCGAGTACATCAGCAGGTGCAACCCCTTCTAGTGGATTATATGGAGTGTTTGGTCTTGGAGATGGTTCGTCCTTATATCCAAGTGGTTTAAGAATATCTTTTTACTCTCTTGGAAGAAGTTTAGATTTAGCAAAATTAGATGCTAGAATATCTAAATTTATATCAGATTTAGCATTATTAAATTTATGAGCTTTCATCATTCTCCTAAAATAGTTACAAATGGATTAGTCTTTCATGTAGATCCTTCTAATCCTAGATGCTATTCTGGAGGATCAGTTTGCACAGATTTAACTAATATAAATGGAAATGCCACAATCACAAATGTATCTTTAAGTTCAGATAAAGCATTTCTTATGAATGCTACCACCTCTTCAATTTCTTTTGTTAAAAAAATAAATTTAGCTAGTAATTTTACATATTCTGTAGTGTTTTATGTAAATGTTCTTACTCCAAACGATGGCTTATGTTTGCTTTCAAGTTTTAATAATAATTATGGAGGAATTGGTTTAGCGGTTTATGATGCAACTATTGTACAAGGAATTTGGGATGCTTTTAGCGATAATCTTGCTACAGGAGATGAATTATATGCGAACTTTGACGGTAGTTCAAATACTTTTTCTAAAAAAATTCGTATTTTAACAGGTACTTATAATGGCTCTACGATTGCTTTTTATTTAAATGGAAATAAAATTGATAGTAGAGTTTCACCCGCAACAATTCCTGAGCAAACATATATAGATATAGGATTTGCTCATGGTGCTTTTTGGACTAACAATGTAACTGCAGCTGGAACTAAAATATACCAAGCTTCTGTTTATAATAGAGCATTAACAGATAGTGAAATATTGCAAAACTATAATGCCTTTAAAGGAAGATTTAAATTATGAGTTGCGCTGGTGGACCAGATTTAATTACAGATAGATTAGTATTATGTCTCGATGCTGCTGATAAGCAGAGTTATATTGGTAGTGGAACTACTTGGCGTGATCTAACTCCAAATAATAATACTTGCGCTCTTCAAAATAGTCCTACTTTTGTAAATGAATTTCAAGGAAGTCTTAATTTTGCATCTGCATCAAGTCAATACGGCATAGTTTCGCATAACTCATCTATTCTTCCTTCAAGCAGTATGACTTGGCAAATAGCTGTTAAATTTAATACTTTTCCAACATATGGCCCAATATTTAAAAAAGGAGAAGAATCGGATTCTACTGGTCATATAGCTCTTTTTCATAATTTTAATTCTGGTAATAGCACTTACCATCTTAGATTCCAAGCTAGTGATGTGTTATATGCGACTCGTAATTTAGATACTACTGGAAATTGGAGCACAACTCTATCAACAGGGATATTTTATGTATTTCACTTAACCTATGATGGTTCTAATTTTAGAATGTATTATAATGGAGTTTTAAGACATACAACAGCTTGGGCTTTTGGTTTAGGAAGTAATAATCAGCCATTATGGTTAGCTAGATTTTGGGCTGGAAATTTAAATGGAAATATGGCTCATTTTTCTATATTTAATAGAGTATTAACTGCTAATGAAATATATCAAAACAATAACATTTTAAAAAGAAGGTTCAGATTATAAGGAGTGTAATTTATCTATATGTCTAATATATTAATCAATCCAAATTCGGGGCTAATGGAATTTACCACAGGAACTGCTGGCGTATCATCTTTTGATGCTGGTATAACTGGTGGAAATCGCTCCGCTAGATTAAGTTATGATAATTTTGGAGGTTTAAATTTGACTAGTTATGTTAGTAATATTACTGGATTAGATAGATTTACAATAGATGGAGCAAATGGGAGATTATTTTCTGTAACAGATAATTTTTCTGGATCTCTTTTTAGCGTTAACGATATAGCTGGACTTCCAATCATAGAAGCTTTTGATGATAACACAGTAATCATGGGAGCTTTTAATAGAAATGATTTTACACTAACTGGAAATTCACTAGGATTGGGTGGGCTTCCAAATACTGGAACAACTAAATTATATGTTAGTGGAAACATGCTTTTAAGTGGCACACTAACAACAAATCAAAGACCTTTTGTAAATGGCACAGGCGTTCTTCTAAGCGGAGAAGCTGCCCAAGTTGATCTTAGCACAACAGTTAGAACCACAGGAAATCAAACAGTCAGTGGAATTAAAGATTTCCAATCTGTTCCATTAGTTAGCGGAAAAGAAGTTTACTATCAAAAAAGTATAATTTATTCTTCTGGAAATCCATTTACTCCAGATTATGTATCAGGAAGAAATTTTGTTTATCAACTGACTGGATTTGCAACAACTTATAATACTATAAATAATCCTATTAATATTCCAGAAGGTGAAACTATACTTATAAAAATAGTTCAAAGCAATTATGGAGGTAATTTTTTAATTTTTGGCAATAATTATAGATTTCCAGGTGATGCTTCGCCACTTATAACTCAAGGTTCAGGAAAAAATGATATTTTTAATATTTTAAAATTAGATAATAGATTCATAACCACTTATATTAAGAATTTTTCTAATTAACTTATTATGTTTAATACATTTTTAACAAGCGAAGCCGATCAAAATAACAACATGGGGGCTTTTAGTGGCCCAATTTTCACATCGGTTAGAGATAATAATCTTTTATATGTTGGGGGACAATTTCTTGGAGTCGCTGGATATAAATCTGCGCCATTAACAGTTCTTGATTATACTGGAGCAGATGTTCAAATTTTAGAAAATCCAATAGATTTTAAATTAGATCAATATTTTCATGGAAATGGCGTAAGTTTTAACGATATTCAAAAATTAGACGATAATAGTTATGTTTGTTCTATAGCTCAAACAAGATCAAATAATCAATATTATATTTCTGATGGAAATGGTTTGCCTCTTATAGTGAATCAAAGAATAAGATATGGTCATTATGTTAATATTACTCCTTCTGGTTTAAATACTGGATGGGCTCTTGGTATGGGTGGTGGAAAAGACGGAAGAAGTTTTTTGATGTTGAATTCGAGAACTGGGTGGCTTTTTGGTGGTGGAAATAATGTATCTACTTTTTTGCCTCCTAATACTACTCAAAATCCTGGAAGTCGAACAGTGAATAGAGTTACTCTTGAAAAAGATAGTAGAAATTCAATGGGTTATTACATTGCTCAGAATGATACAACATGTTTTCTAAGTAGAACAGTGAATAATGCTTCAAAAGATCCATTTTTTGTAACAGGATCATTTTATCCTAGCGGCGGTACAGGAATAATACAGTATGGTCAAACTTTTACAATAAACGATGGTAAAACTTTAGGTGGAATTTCTGCGCATGAAATTATTAGTGGATTTGCAATTACTGGATTACAAAGTTGTAATGGTTCAGTAACCCATGCAAGATTAGATCCTGTAAGAAATGCAATATATTTTATAGGAAGTTTTACAACAGTAAATGGAGTAACAAGAAATCGCGCGGCAGCTTGCGATTTAAATTTTAATCTTTTACCTTGGGATCCTAATTTAGGAACTAATCAATTCAACCAATTAGAACTTGGTAAAAGTGGAATTTATATACTGGCTGGAGGTTCTGCGATGAACCCTAGAGGATCTGGAGATCCTTATAATTATATAGCAAAATTTGATTATGACAATGGAAATTTAATAAGTCAATTTGCTCCCGATAGAGGAGGTACCCCACAAATATGTGGATATGGTGGGAAAACTCTTAAAGAATTTGGAGATGGTAAATTTTTATTAATTGAAGGTGGCAATAGCATTAATAATGACCCTGTGATAAATAGTTATCTTTCTGCGAATAGTCTTTCTACTGACATAGCGTTAAGTGGAAGAAAACATTTTGGAAGCGTAAATATAATTGATACAATAAGCGGTAAATATCTTTATGGAACTCTTGATCATTATCGTGCAGGAGTTTTAGGAGTATCAAGTCAATCGGTTAAAAGAATTATAGATAATAAATTATTTTTTCCTCACACAAGTCCATGCGCAAGCTCTAATAATAAAACTTTTAAACAAAGAATTAATGGTGCATGTATAGATTTAAGCAATAATTCAATAACAAATTGGGCTCCTGAAATTTATCATTCTAATCCTAATATCTGCACACTAAACACAATGTATCTTGATTCTGCATCTCAATCTATGTTTTTAGGTGGCAGTTTTGAGTTCGTAAATGGACAAAGTAGAGGCGTAATTGCAAGAGTAGATCTTATAAGTGGAAAAACAAATTTTTCATTTAATCCAAATTTAGATTATTATAACAGTGATCGTACTGTAACATGTATAGAAAAAAGTGGAAATATCCTATATGTGGGTGGTCAATTTCAAAAAAATGCAGATATTAATACTAGATTTTTTGCTGGTATTGATACTGGGACAAGTACAATTGTTGAAGGACTAAATTGGCAAATTCAAGATTTTCCTAATCCAATAAATAAAGAGGGTTACAGTAGAGCTCATCTTGGGAGTAGCCTTGTTCATACAATGAAAAGAAAAGATAATCTTCTTTATGTTGGAGGAAGATTTACTCAAGTAAGCGGATTAAGCAGAAGTGGATTATTTTGTTACGATATACATAAAAAACAAATCACAGATTTAAATATACCTTTTGATGATGTTATTTATTCGTTAGATATTGATTATACTAATAATGTTTTATATACTGTTGGTAGATTTCATACTGTAAATGGTTTGCCTAGACCACGAGGCGCAGCAATAGATCTAACTACCTCTGGAGTCACTAATTGGAGCCCATCATTTAGTAGACATCCTCTTGATGTTAAAGTTCATCCTTCTGGAATTATAGTGGCTGGAACTTTTGCAGATTTGGGAACTGGTAAAGCTCATACATTAACAGCTTTTGATTTTAATACAACAGAAATGCAAAGATACCCAAGATCAACTTCAACGACTGATTTGTATTGCATGGATATTTATAGTGGAAAACTTTATATAGGTGGATCAAATTTATCGCAAAATGATACTTTAGCCCTTGATAGGTCATGTATTGCGTATGAATTAAATAATGGAAGATTGTATACTGGTTGGGCGCCAAATCCTAGCAGTACAATTACAGCTATGAAAATACATCAAGATAGTGGCGCCATATACATAGGAGGGAATTTTACAAGTGTTAGGAGCGATGTTCCAGCATCAACCACAACAGTAACAAGAAATCGTATAGCGGCATGGGATATTAAAACTAATCCTCATACATTTTTAACATCTTTTGATCCAAATTTAAATAGCACATGCTCAACCTTAACATATACGGGAAATATGCTATATATGGGAGGAAGTTTCACAACGGTAGGTGGAGTAACAAGAAATCGTCTAGCTGCATGGAATTTAGATACGAATACATTAGACGCATCTTTTAATCCTAATATTGGAAATAATTCAGTTCTTTTTATGAAAATAAGTGGAGACCATATGTATATTGGTGGTGATTTTACTCTTGTTGGCGGTGTGACAAGAAATAGATGTGCAAAAGTTAGACTATCAGATGGAGCATTAGATACCAATTTTAATCCTAATTTTAACGGCGCCATTAGAGCGATAGATATAAGTGGAAATTATTTATATGCTGGTGGTAATTTCACAACAGTAGGAGTGACTACAAAAAGAAAATTATGCGCAGTAAATCCTAACGATGGAATCATTTATAATAATTTTACTCCTATACCAACTTTTGATACAAATACAATATATTATTCTGATCCAAGTTCTTATACTGCCGTTGGATATTTAGCTAATGGATATGATTATGTCGAGGATGTAAAAGTTATTCCAGGCACAGGTGTAGGATTTTGTGGATATCATTTTGAATTATATCAAAACTCTGGTAATAGAGGAGTTCATTTTGTTAATAGTACTGGTGGAGCTTTGTTAAAAACTTTTGGGGGATACGCAGATTCTGTTTGGGAATCGTATGATACTGTTGGCGGAGGACAAACTGTGCAGGGGAGAGCTGGTGAAGAGTTTATGGTTGATAATAATAAATTATATGTTGTTAATCGTCAAAGCAGAGACTATAGTTATGAAACGATGAACAGATTAACTAATAAAAATGCTTTTTTGACTATCACAAATAAAACTAATGGCGACCCAATAATGAATAAAAATTTCACTCTTAATACAAATACTGAAGGTTTTTATGGAAGAGGATTTGGAGGAGAGACTCAATGGCTGAGACAACATATTAGGGGAATAAATTATTCTGGAGATAATGTATATTTTTATGGTGAATTTTTAGATACATATCCAGAAGAAAGAATCAGTATCGGTAGCATGGGCATAGATGGCAAACTAAAAAAAGACTTTAAATTGTTTTCTATATAGCGTGTAAATAAATATATGTTTGAACACATTAAAAATTATCTAATATCTCTTGGGTTTACTGAAAATGGTCCAACTTCTTATGTTAAACAAGACGTTAGCGTAATATACGCAGAAAATGCTTATCACTTTAGTTTTTACTTAAGACCAGTCGGCAATGTTACTCTTGTTAATAAAATAGAAGAAAACGGAATTAGTGAACTTCGTATAGATGATTTTATAAATTGCGTTGAATATATCAAAAATAAATTGTATTAAACTTGATAATCTTACTTTAAAATTTAAATAATTTAAAGTGTAATTTACTGTATGATATTAAATACCGTAACCTCTATTGCCCAAGAGATTTATGAAGAAATGGGCGAACCAGATGATTTTAGCATAGCAGCTATAGCTGCATGGGTAAGACGAAATATTGGCGGTTTAAATAACATTATTAATGCTAGTTTTTCAATAGATAGCTCAACTTTTGAAATATCTCCAAATTTATCTGATATTGAGAAATATATATTCAAAAAAATGTATTCTATATACTATTTTGATCTTAAAATAAAAAGTACTGCTAGTTCAGCATCTTCTGATTTTGTTTCTATTAAAGATGATATTGGTACTGTTCAAAAAGTTAATAAAAATGAAGTTCTTAAAAATTATATTGCTATAAGAAAAGAAGAATATAATGAATTAAAAACTTTAGCATCTCAATACCAAAACAATAATTCTGGGCCACTGCAAGTCTCAGGAGATGATTTTATTGAAGGCTCATACGATGTTAATTATAAAAATTCATTATATAAAATAAGAAGCATATATAATGCGTAATCATGAGCTTTATAAATTCAAATACAGCAGCAGAGTTTTCTAACGCATACGATGAATTTTTTGATTATTTTTCTAGAAGTTTTATAGTTCATAAAGAGCCAATTAAAGTAATTCAAGAATTACAAAGCACTCCACTTTATGGATATGGATCTAGTTCAGATTCAGTAAATTATACATATCTACCTGTTACTGGAATTTTTAATGGAAGAATATATTATAATAATGCTAGAGACACAGATGCGGTCAATAGTGATTTAAAATTAGTATTTGCTCGTGGAGACGTTACTTTAAAAGTTAAACAAAATGCTAGAGATTTTATTGCTAATGGTAAAACAATTAAATTAGAATTTGATGGAAAAACTTGGAATGTTATAACAGAAGATACTATAAAAAAGTATTTGAATAATTCTTATTATGTATATGGATTGGAGCAAACAAAATAATGGCTAGCAAGATAGATATAAAAAAGATTCGAGACGAAATATCTCCAGCTTTTGAAGAAGCGTTTAAGCAAAAATCTATTGAATACGCTAAAGAAGTTTTAGATGAAAATTTAAATTTTTACATTCAAGAGATAGAAAATCATCCAATTTCAAAAGAGTTAAGCGCTGGACCAGACGGAGAAAATGTAAGTAATACATTAAATGGACAAGAGAATCTTTTTGCTTTTATTGGGTTTGATGAAGCAGATAAACCAGTTGAAGATTTAAAAAAACTAATCAAACAAAATACATTTTTAGGCAAGAATCCAAAATTTGATAAAAAAACTTTTGAATTAAAATATGATGTATATACTCCTTCTTTAGAAGAAATAAGATCAGAAACGCCTCTTCCTTTTGAAAGAGGAAGAAGTTGGGTAAAGGGAGTAGAAGATGGAATTTCTGGATTTGGTTATTACGTTTATGGCGTAATATTTAAAAATAGCAGATCTGGCAGAGGAATTCAATCTAAAAATAAAATTAGAAGCACCGCTTACAAATCAATATCATATATGTCTGAACTTTATCGTAACTTTGTAAAAGGATTAAAATGATACCGCAATTTGACAATATCTTAATGACGAATATGTTGCTTTGGTTAGATAATAAAGTACTAACTAAAGGCGAAGCTTTTACAAATCATTCTAGTGCATTTTATGAAATCAGCAATATGTATCATGGATATTATACTTATGGAGCACCATTTAAACAAATGGTTATTGATTGCTCTATAAGTGGGGCTGATATTATAAGTGGCGTATATTTAAATGGAAATTTTATAACTGTTGGTCAAAGTGGATTAAGTGGGATTAACGCTCAAGAAGGTCAATTATATTTTAGCCAAAGCATACCTAATCCTAGCGCTTCTTTAAGTGCCAATTATGCTGTTAAAGATTTTAATATGTTTTTGACTAGCAAAAGTGAAGAAAATGTATTATTTGAAACCTCTTATCAAATTAATCCTAGAACATATCAAAACCCAACTGGTCTACCTATAAATGCTGAAACTTATCCTGTTATATATTTAAAATATCAAGGCGGCAGAAATAAACCCTTGGCTTTTGGTGGTTTAGATCAAACAGTGGGTAATATTAGGGCTATAATATTAGCTGATAATGTATATAATTTGGATGCTGTAACAAGCATAATGAGAGATACCTCTAGGCAATTAATACCATTAATATACCCTAATGAAATGCCATTTAATTCTCTAGGCTCTATATCTACTGCAAATAAATGTTTTGATTATACTGGTTATACTAAAAATAAAATAGCAGATTCAGATTATGTATATATTAATGATGTTACTGTGTCTAAAACTGATACTAGATTATTAAATACTACAAACAGTTTAAATAGAAATGTATATTCTGCTTTTGTTGATTTTGAGATAATAAAAAATAGATACCCAAGACAATAAAAAAATAAAAATCTACTAAAAATCGGTGTAATAACTACAAATGGAGAACAAATAATATGCCTAGAAATAGAATAATTTATCAATCAGAAGCCCTTTACGCTGGGCCCTCACCCGCATCAGGTTTTCATTATGGAACATTCACAGCTGGACAAGGTGGAAGCACCAATGTAGCAAATGAAAACTCTAACTTAGTTAAACAACTTCAAAGAATTCAAACTGTAAATTACAGTTTCAAAGTTGATCGCACTGACGTAAATCAATTTGGCCAACTAGCTGCAATTGACCGTGTTATCTTGAGTAGTCCAACCGTTTCACTTGATTTTAGTTATTTACTAGCAAATCTTTCTAACGAAAGTGGATTAGGGTTCTCAATTTCTAATACTGCAAACGAAGTCTCTGCTATTTCTGGAATTTTAAACAAAATACAAGACGAAAGAAACTACTTTATCAGAACTGTTTCAGAAGGTTCTGATGCTGTCGAGTATTCTGAGACTGGTACAGCTAACAACGGCGTTATTGGTATTGGTAATGCATTTTTAACTTCTTATTCTACAGAAGCTTCAGTTGGCAATTTCCCAACAGCCACAGTTAATATTGAAGGATTGAACATGAATTTCCAAAAAGGCACAAGTGGAAATTATACCCCAGCAATTAATCCAACAAATGGAGCAGCATTAACTAATTTTTATCAATTACCAAAAGCTGTACAAAATTCTAGCGCTACAACAAATATTAGTGGAATCAGTGCTCTTCGACCAGGAGATATTAGTTTATCCATAGCTAATACAAACGCTGGTGGAGCAGATACCACTACAATGAATGTACAGAATTATACCATGAGTTTTGATTTAGGACGTACTCCAATTGAAAAATTAGGAAGTAGATTTGCATTTAGTCGCGAAATTAACTTTCCACTTACTGTAACTCTTAAAGTCGATGCTCAAATGACAGACCTACAAACAGGTGCTCTAGCTCAAACTGTTGCTGCAGATGGAGGAACATTTACACCAACAATTACAATCAAGAGTCCAACAGATTCTGCCACAACAGTTGCTTCATTCAAACTTAAAGGCGCAAAACTAGATAGTCAAGAGTTTAGCTCTGATATCGGCAAGAATAAGACCGTTAGTATGACATTTAGCACTCAAGTTGGTGGTCCTCAAGACTTGACTAACGGAATATTTATTAGCGGTCAAGCCTAATAAGTTAAACTAAGTTAAATTAAAATAACCCTCGCGTAAGCGGGGGTTATTTTTTGGTGTAATACATGTTAGGTTAAAGGTTTAAGGTCAAAAGGTAAAAGATTATGGAAAATGATCCTATAAAAGATATGACTCTTTTTCAGATAAAGAGAAAGATTACAAGTATATATAAAAGTTTCTTTTTTATTCTTGAAGATTTAAGTGATTCTGGTTATAATATAAATAGTGAAACCTATCAAAAAATACGCAAAAGAGTTCTTGATAACGCCAATGACGCAGTAAGAGAAATAGAAGAAAGCTTTAGTAAGATTAATATAACACTCAAATGAAAACCAAGAGACTAAATTATAATTTTTCTATAGATGAAATAATCGAAGGCAATCTTTCTGTGCAAAGCATCCAAAAAAGTCTAAAGGACGACTTTGGAATTTTAAAGCCAAATCTAATCGCGTTAAAGAAACTTAACTTTATCAAAAATTATAAAAATTGGGATAATGAAAAGAAGCATAAGTTCATCAAAACAATTGGTGGCGTTGTTTACTACGGTAAAATAAAAGACTATTTAAATAATTTAATTGAAAATAATGGAGAAAAAATATGAAAATAATGTTTGGATTTGAAATAAATAAAGAAGAAGAAGTTGACGAAGTAGAAATATCAAAAAATGAAAAAAACGAAGAGGTCAAGATTACTAAAAAAGTAAAGAAGAATGTACCTGCTAAATTAGCTATAAAAAAGCCCACCAGAAGTTTATTTGATGAAGCTGAGTTATTTTATGGAGTAAAATTATCAGAAGGTATAAAGGCTGGATTACTTACAAGAGCTTTACTAGCCAAAAGGTTTAGTAACGATGGCGGCATTTTCAGTGAATTAGATAAAGAAGAATATACTAAATTGTATGTGTCTTTATTTGATACACAAACCCAATTCCAAAAACTTTCATTAAAAGAAGAAGCCTCAAGAACAGAAGAAGAGCGTAGTGACTATAAAAATTTATTAAGGGAAATATCAAAAAATAAAGAAAAGCTTCAAGACTATGAATTCGCTCAAGCGAGCCTATTTGATCAAACCGCAGAAAATAGAGCAAGAAATAAAACTATAATGTGGTGGGTTCTTCAGCTTAGTTTATTAGAAAATAAAGATAAGACATATGAAAATTTATTTAGCGGCGCTTCTTTTGAAGAAAAACTTTCGGCTTACGACTCTATAGAAGACGGTCCAGAAAATTCTTGGGAAAAACAAGCGTTAGCTAAATTAATCTATCTTATAAGTTTTTGGTATACTGGTCGGGCCTCAAGCCAAGAAGAGTTTGAGAAGCTTCTGAATATGATTGCGACAGACCCTAAAACCGTTCCTAATCCAGAAGAAGTTAAACCATAAGTTAAAAAACCCAATAAAGAAAGTGGGGTAATTTAATTGGAAAATAGTGAAAGTAATTTAAAGCTTACTTTTATAGATATATTAAAGGGTTTTTCTAAAACTAATTATGAAAAACATGACCTATATATAAAGCATAATACTACAATCAATTCGGGCGATATAGATTATAAAAAGCAAGATTTTGAAAAAAGAGCAATACACAGCGGTTTGCCGACCAAAAAAGAAAAAGAAAAGTATTTGATTAAAGAAAATCTTTGGTCTTTAGAGAAGAACGAAAAGATAGATAAGATCAAAAAAAGTATATCCTCCCTTAAACAAACCAAAAATAAAGTATTTAAAATTGAAGATATCAAATATATAAATAAGTCTATCGAACAAGAAGAAAAAGATTTAAAAGCCTTGTTGCACGAATTTACTGAGTTATTGGGCTTTACAGTAGAAGACTATGCAAATAAAAAAATAAATGAATATTTTATGTTTATATCTGTATATAAAGACATAAATTTAAATGAAAAGTTTTTTTCTCAAGAAGAGTTCGAAGAGCTTGAGAATTTTGATATAACAAAATTAGTGTTCATTTACAATAAAGTTAATATAAGGTTTTCAGAACAAAATTTAAAGAAAATTGCATTATCTTCTTTTTATCTTAATTTATTTAATTTAAGCCCAGAAAATCCGTATTATCTATATGGAAAACCTATTATAGATTTAACCTTTTATCAAATGGAAATATTTAGTTTTGCTAGGTACTTTAAAAATATAGTATCTAATTCTAAACATACTCCACCAGAAGATTATTATAATGATCCAGATAAGCTTATAGAATGGCTAGAAACTGGTAAAAATGCAGATGAAATGATAGAAAAGAATGATACTCAAAAAACTGATGGAACAGTATCTACTTCGATTATTGGTGCTAAAAAAGAAGATTTAGCTAAAATTGGTGCAGATAAAAATGTTATCTCGTTACATGACGTTGCAGAGAAAAAAGGTGGAGTATTAACTATGCAAGATCTTATGAAGCTACATGGGGAGTAAAACTGTAATAAGATAGGTTAAAGCTATCATAAATATTAAATACTGTGTAATATTGTAGAAGGAGCAAGGAATGGCTAGAACAGGTGGCATAATTTCAATAGGTGCGGATACAAGGCAACTTGAAAGAGATATTCAAAGCGCTTTATCTAAAGACTTTAAATTGAAGGGATTGAATGAAAAAGCCTTTACCCAACCTTTAGGTAGAATCACTGGTGCAGCAAATGAATTTCAAAAATCATTAGATGCTTCCAATGCTCGCGTTATTGCGTTCGGAGCTAGTGCAGGATTGATATATACTGTAGAAAAGGCTTTTATAGACCTAATTAAAAGCTCAATTGATGTGCAAAAGTCTTTAGCAGATATAAATGTTATATTAAATACAAGCACAGAAGGATTAAGCAAATTCGGAGCTACTTTATTTGATATAGCTAAAAATACAGGACAATCATTTCAAACCGTTGCAGTAGCAGCAACAGAATTAGCTCGTCAAGGTCTTGGAGTAGAAGAAACATTAAAAAGAACAAGCGATGCTTTAATTTTGACTCGCTTAAGCGGTTTAGATGCAAATAGTGCAGTTGAAGCTCTTACCGCCACAATAAACAGTTTTAATAAAACAGCGTTAGACTCTACAGGTATTGTTAATAAATTGGCTAATGTTGATGCCGCGTTTGCTGTAAGTTCTGGCGATTTAGTTAACGCGTTGCAGCGAGTAGGAAGTTCTGCTCAAGATGCTGGCGTTGGATTTGATGAATTAATTGGTATTGTAACTAGTGTGCAACAAACAACAGCGCGAGGTGGAGCAGTTATTGGAAACTCTTTAAAAACAATTTTTACAAGAATTCAAAGAACAGAAGTGTTAGATCAATTACAGTCTTTGGGATTAAACGTTAGAGATTTAGAAGGAAATACTTTGCCTGCTATTTCAATATTAAAAGAGTTAGCTACAACATTTGACGGATTAAGTGATTCTCAAAAATCTCAAACTGGAGAACTTGTCGGTGGCGTGTTTCAAATAAACGTATTAAAAGCTGCTTTAGGAGATTTAGGAAAAGAATATTCTGTATATGATAGAGCTTTACAAACTTCTGCTAGCTCAACAAATGAAGCCATAAAAAGAAACGAAGCATTAAATCAAACTTTATCTTCGTTATTTAACGCTACATTACAAAATGTTACTCAAATTGGATCAACAGTTGGATCTGGAGCGCTTCAACCAGCTATAGAAGGCACATTAAAAAATGTTAATAAATTATTAGAAGCTATTAATAATCAAGATTCTGAAGGCGTTGGCGCAAAACTTGGAGGAGGAATACTTAAGGGATTATCTACTTTTATATCTGGGCCAGGCATAGTTTTAATTACTGCTGTTATAGGAAAATTATCTTTAGATTTGGCTAAATTTGCTGGCTCTGGAGTAAAAGCTTTATTGGGAATTAATGATCAAACAGCAATTCGTGCTCAACTTCAATCTAAAATTAATGACGTTTTATTAAGAGAACCAGAACTTTTAGCTGCAATTAATAGCAAGCAAATTACCGTATTAGATGTTGAAACTAAAATATTAAGAATTTTACAAGAACAAAATGCTTTAAGAGCTCAAGCCACAACATTATCTAATTCTGTTACAACTGGTCTTTTAGGAAAAGGAGTAGGTGTTAGCAAAGGCCAAATAACAACAAAAAGTTCTGGATTTATACCTAATTTTGCATTATCAGAAATTTATGGAGCTTTAGCGGGAGGATATAAACCTGGACAAGTAAAAGAAATGAATATGCCAGGCTCAGGAAGAATAATTTATAATTCAGCAGAAACAATTAAAAAATTTCCAGGGATGGCACAACCAGCAATTATGCCTCCTCAAGCAAGTGCAGCTGGAAAAAATTACGAAAATAGTTTTGAAAGCACTCATGGATTTAATCCATATGCTAGTAGTGGGTTTATACCTAATTTTGCTAAAAATAGTTTACAATCCGCACAAAGTTTATTTAGTGAAGCTCAAAAAGAAAAAATAGATGTTGAAGATTTAATTAAAAAAAGAAATTATACAATAACACCAGAAATTCAAAAAGAAATAAATGCTATTAAAATTAATCCTTCTAAAAAAACCACAGGAGCAAAAGGAGAAACTGTTGTTTATGATGCAAGTAAATTAGGTATAGTTGGGGTAGGCGGAATAAGAGGTACTGTAAATCCTGAAACTTCATTTAAAACATTAGGTTATCCAAAAGACCCAAGATCCGTAAGATTCGAAGGAATGCAAGCTAGAACGCTTGAAGATTTAAAAAATAGTCAAAAAATTAAAAATCAAGGTACTTTTTCTACAGAAATCAATAAATTATTTATTGATCCGCTTGCTAAACTGGCCGATGAGATTTTTGGGCCTTTAAGTCCAGATCCAAAATTTAGAGCTACACTTGCTTCTAATACTAGAAAACCTGGAATTAATCTTTTCCCAGGAGGCACCGAAGGATCAATTTTTGAAGCAGCGGTAAATTTAGGTACAAAAAAAGGAGGAGGTTTAGAAAAAGCTTTTGATCAAAATACGGCTCAAAAACCGTTTGATTTTGAGGAATCTTCTCCTCCAGCTACCGCGTTTAATGATAAATTTCAATTTAAGCCAGCGGTTTTACGTGCAGACGCAAAGAGGACAATAACAACTACGCAAGCCCGAGAAATAATTGATAAAGCTTATAGAGACGCTATTGTTAAAAGTGATCCAAAACTACCAAAACCAAGATTGGCTGCTGGAGGATTTGTACCTAATTTTTCAGCACTACAAGAGGCAGTCTCTAGGGAAGTATCTGCTGGAGTACCAAAGTCTAAAATAAGAGTTGACCGAAGTAATAAATTAATAGGTTCTAATAATCCACTTGGATTAGGAGTTTATAATACTCAAGATGAACCTTTTGGATTACAGCAGGGAATTGCAAGTAAAAAAAATATAGACCAAGCAAAAACATCTGGCGCTTTTAGTTCTGGATTTATACCAAATTTCGCTTTACAAAAAATTACTAATATTGGTTCTGCGCCTAACGGCATGCCAATCAGTATAATTGAACCCGCAGAAAAAGAAGCAGTCGTAGCAATTCAACAATTAATTCGAAGTGTTTTTACTGGTAAAATATCCTTAGATGATGCAAATAAAGAATTAGTTAAATTAACAAATCAATATCGTTTAATTGATGCTGCAGGAGGAAAAGTAGAAACTCAATTAAGTAGAGCTTCTCAATTAAATCAAAAATTAAATATTGAAACTGAAGCATTAGTAGTTCAATCATCAAGTTTATTAAGAGGAAGAAGAGCGCTCACAGAATTAGAAGCAAGAGCTGCTGCAGGAGGAACTAGAGGTGAGATTGCAAGAGGAGGTCTTGAAAGAGCTCAAAATGCAAGAAGTCAAGCTTTAGGTAGATTACAAAACGTTGGAATTGGATTGAGTATAGGCGCACCAATCGCTGCTCAAACATTTGCTCAATTTAATCCTCAGAGTAAGGTTGCCGCTGGAGCAGCAGAAGGAATTGGTACGGCTGCAAGTTTTGCTGGTTTAGGTGCTTTATTTGGTACTCCTGGAATTGTAATTGGAGGTTTAGTTGGAAGTATTATAGGTTTTAAAAAAGCTCTTGATATTATAAATAGTAGAGCTAATGAATTTTTAAAACAAGCTGAAAAATCAGGAAATGATTTAGCTAGATTTAGTGAAGATGTACAAGGATTTTTAATTTCTAAAGGTCAAGCAGAAGGATTAAGAAGCGGAGAAATAAAAGGAACGGGCGCTGAATTGCAAAGAGTTGAAAAAAATCAAGCAAATTCTTTAGCAAAAATATTTAATAGCGCTGGACCAGAAATAACAAATCAAATTAAAGATGCATTAGAGAGTGGAAATGAAGAAACGCTTAGAGAAGCTTTAGGAAGAGCAACGGTAGCAAAAGAATCAGCAAAAAGTATAGATGATTTTACAAGCTCTGTGGTTAGGCTCAAAGAAGAAGGAAAATTAAAAGATACATTTGATGAAAATATATCTGCATTTTCTAGACTTCGTACTAGATCTGGCGACACATTTGCTGAATTAGTAATCAATAATGAAAAATTAATGCAATCTTTAACTGGATATGCGAATGCCGTTGAATTAGTTTCATTTACGACATCAAAAGGATTAAAAGATTTAGAGGACTCTTCCAAAGGCTTTCAAGATAATTTTGGATTTAATGTTTCAAAAATTGAAAATGGACCTAAAAGTGTTATGTCAACTGGAGCTCTTCCTTTTAGTCAAGAAGATATAAGTAAAAGAGTTAAAGAGCTAGAAAGATCAGCAAAATATGTTAGCACTGAAGCTTCTTTAGGCAATGAACTTAATAGCCTTCTTGATCCAGTTAAAGCTTTACCTAAAGGAGTAGGAAGAGATTTTGCCACAAAATCTGAAGAAACAAAAAAACAAATTGCTTCTCAAGTATTAGCTTCGGAACTTGCAGCTAAGAATTTACAAAATTTTAATGAAGAATTAAATGTTTTTGTTGATGGATTAGTAGAATCTAAAGATGTTACCAAGAAAAATGGCGCAGATATTAAAGATACATTTAAAATGATTTTAGAGGGAGATGGAGATCCAAAAGATAAAATACAAAAGATTATAGAAGAATTTAAAAACCTTGGATCACAAGGAGAGCTAGTTGCTCAAACATTACAAAATATAAGAGATAAATTATTTAATTTTTCTCAATTATCTCAGAATTTAAATCAATTATTTACTCCTGGAAATGGTGCTGGAGATACACTTGCTTCTGAAAAAAGACAAGCCGCTTTAAGTAATTTAAAAAATGGTAATTTTCAAGATTTGTTTAAGGATACTTCATTTAAAGATACTCAAATAAATTCAATCTTAGGGAAAACAGTTCAAGAAACTTTGGGTAAAATAGCCAGTGGCACTGTTGATGAAGAAAAACGAAAAAACGAAGCAAAAAAATTCCAAGAAGAATTTGTTAAAGAATTAGAAGCAATGACTAACGCTGGTGTTCCTTACGAAATTGCACTAGCTAAAATAAGTGCTGCAGCAGAAAGAACAGCCTTATCTTCTTCAATTTCTAGTACAAATCTGGGTGATCTTGCCAAAAATATTTCAAGCGCATCTTTGAGAGAAGAGACTCTTAATAGATATAGGGAAATAGAAATAGGCTTAAGAAAACAATATGGAGATGACACAGCTGGATTAGCAAAAGCTGCTGAAGCTGCAAAACTTGGATTATTAGGGGTAGCTCAAGCGGCAGAAGGAAGGACTTCTAGAAAAGATTTAAATTCAATAGCTTTATCAAAGGCTCAAGCTGATATGGGTGCAGGGGCTTTCCAAGGTTTAGATTTAAGACAAATGGGCAAAACAAATAAAATTGATTTTCAAGAGATAGTTAAAAATACTGGAGCCCAAACAATAAACGCTATTAATGAAGGGATTTTTGATCCAGAGACAAAGAGGAAATTAATTGATCAAGCAATTCTTCAACAAGAAAGAATGATTTCAAAAATTAATGAGGGTAGCGTTACAACAAGAGATATCTCAGATTATAAAAATAAAAATCAAGAAATTCAAAATTCTTCTGCGTTATTGCAAAATGGTTTCGATAGATTAAATCAAAGCGTCTATACAGCCTCCGCAAGAGAAGATGCAAAGTCAGCCTTAGCAGAGCAATTAAGGAAATTAGAAGAAGAATACAAAGGCAATCTTGAAGCTTTAAATAGAGTAGCTCCATTATTAGCAAACAAATTAGCCGCAATAGCTGGCGCAAAAGAAGGTAGTGTATTTGCGGATGAACTTCAATCTGCTGGAGAAGCAGAAAGAACTGCAAGAATTAGAGAGAAAAAATTTAAACCAAGTGATCCATTTGCTGCTTTTTCAGAAGAAATGACTTATGGTACTCAAGACATGGCTAGAGACGTTAATTCAACTTTTGTTGATACAGCTCGAACAATGAAATCTGAATTTAATAACGCTTTTCAATCTGTAATTGATGGAACTAAGACCGTGGATGATGCATTTAGAACTATGGCTTTAAATATAGCTAATAAAATTCAACAATTAGCTTTACAAATGGCGACGAATTCTATATTTAATTCTTTATTTAGTAGCATTGGCGGAATACCTTCTGCATTTAAAAATCCACTTGGCGGAGCTAATGGTGGAATGGTTACGTCTAGTGGAATACAAAGATTTTCTAATGGAGGAAAAGTAATGGGCGGATCTGGAACAAAAGACGATGTTCCAGCTGCATTAGGAAAGGGAGAATATGTTATTAAAAAATCTTCTGTAAATAAATATGGAGATAGATTCTTACAAAAATTAAATGAAGGTGGAGTTGTTCAAATGGCTGGCGGAGGATATGCGAATTATAATCCTCCAGAATCAAGCATACAGAACATGCTCACAAACGCTAAAGTAGATCCGTTAATAATTGCAGGAAAAGAAGCACAAGGTAGAATCATTACTAAAGAAATGGCTAAAGCTTTTCAAAATACAATTAATGATATGCTTGCTGGAAATGATATATCTTTTTCTGATAGAAATTCATTAACAGAAGATTTATCAAGTGCATTTGGGGGAGGAGCAAGATTTGAATTAGGAAATGTTTATAATTATGATTCAGACTTTGCAAGTAGCGGTACAAATATTTTAGATCCAAGATTATCAGATCTCGCTAGGGAAGATCCAAACAATCCTCAAAATAAAATAATTCAAGATAAAAAAAGTCGTTTGATTGATTATCTTGCTGAAGGAATTGGCATATATTATAATAATAGAGATGCTGCTATAGATACTATTAGAAATAATTTAGAAAATAGATCTCGAGTAGATCAAATGAACAAAGAGGCTCAAGATAATTATAAAAAACAACAAGACAATATATTTTGGGGAGGATTACTTTCTGCTGGTATGGCAGTTGGTGGAGGATTATTGGGACAAGCTCTTGCTGGGAATGGATTATTCTCTCCAAGTAGCCCAAGAGACTCAGGGACATCAGGTTTAAACTTAGGAAACTCTGGAAGACTATCTCCTACCCAAGCCGCTAATCAAAAATTAAATCTTCCATCTGCTTCTAATTCTAGATTATCAGCTACTGCTCCAATGGCATCTCCATCTTCTTACGGAACCTCTGCCTTGAATTTAGGAAATTCTGGAAGATTAAGTGCTCCGCCTCCTACTATGTCTCAGTATAATCAAGCTAAAGTATATGGAGCTGGGCTGGGTCAAATCGGAGGAGGAGGGACGAGTCCATATTCAGTCTATAATAGAGCAAATGGAGGAATGATTGGTTTTGCTAAAGGCGGAAATACTGGCAAAGATGATGTTCCAGCTTTATTAATGGGTGGAGAATACGTTATTAGAAAAGATTCAGTCAACCATTATGGGAAAAAATTCTTTGATAATATAAATTCTGGAAGAATGAAAAAGTTTGCATCTGGTGGAATGGTTTCTCCAGATGATGGTAATGATCTTGGAATTTTAGGATCTAAAAAATCCGAAGCTACAACCGCTGGGGAAATTTCAAATAATATTAACATATCTATTAGTATTGACCAATCTGGAAATGTATCGGAGGACGCGGGTAATTCAAACTCAGGTAATCAATTAAGATCTAATAGATTAGCGTCCGAGAAACAAGCTAAAGAATTATCAGATAAAATCAAAACTGAGGTTGTTAAAGTTATTACAGATCAACAAAGACCAGGCGGAATGTTAAGTAGTTCTGTTTACAAGAAGGTTAGATAATTATCCAACATCCAAATCAAAAGAGATAAACTCTTTATTGAATAATAATTGGTTTTTAGGCGTGTCCATAAATGTATCATTTGCGTAATTATAATTTAATTTAAATAATAGAGTAACATAATTTTGGTCAGAAATACTAGTAAAATATCTTTCAATAAACGATAGATTATTGCTTACATTTATTATTTTGAAATTAGAAGTATCCATAAAGTCTGTGATCGCTTCAAGATATATAGAGGTTTGACCATTTTCTTCTATTACAGTCTTAATTTCAATGCTTTTAATATTCGTATTCTTCTGATATGTTAAATCTGAAGAAATATCATTATAATTGATATTTCCGTTTAAATCTTTAAATTTATAACCAATCAAATCTGTTGATAAATTTTCGTCATGAATTAAGCTTAAGGCAGAAGACTCTGGTACAATTACTCTGTTAATTAAGTATGTTTCATTATTTGAAGTATCTTTAGCTAATGGAAAATATTTTTTATATTCTATGCCGTTAATTGATGTAAACTCATTAGGCCAAGCTATATTATTGTAACTTTCACTATTAAATAAATATATAAAATTTTGATAATAAACTTTATATTCTTCTTCTTCGCTGGGTACATCGATCACATCAAACATTTGCTGGTTAAAGTTTTCTAAAGCGATATCCAATATTATCTCTTCGTTGTTGTTAAAATTTTTAAATGAATTCAACATGTTCGTTTGAGCTTTGTTAAAATAGTATACTTTTATATCAAATTGAGAATCATTTTTTATGATATAATTATTTGGGAATGGAATACTAATAGAAGACTCATTTTCTATTATGGATAGCCATTTTTCTTTTATTTGATCAATGAATATGCATTTAAATTTTTCTTTTGAATTGTCGTCTAAAGGTTGGATTAGTATACTTTCAATATTACTATTAAGAAATTTTTCTTTATTGAATTTTAATTTGATTCCTGTATTTTCTATATTTCTAAAAATTTTAATAAAAATATCATTTATATCGTTTACGTTAACATCTCTATAAGTAACATTTATTAATACGTCATTTGAGTCATCATTATCTTCAGATATGACTTTAATTTTTAAATTTTTATAATATCCTAATTTATTATTTTTTTCAATATAACTTTTAATATTCTCTTCAAAAGGAAATTCAAAAGAATAAGTCATCGTATTTAATACCTTATTATATTGTTTTCTTGTATTAGCAAACATATAAGCTCTTCTTAAAATTGCAGGTTTTTGAATTGCTATATGAATCAGAGAAGTGTTTTTTCTTCCATCTTTAAAATTATTATATTCTCTAAGAATTTCTTCATTTTCATTTAAAATTTGTATAGTGTAAGGCTTAATAAGCGAATCATAATCTACATCATCTTCTAGTTTTAAAAATTGAGAAATTTTAATTGAATTAGTCCAAGTTAATTTTATATTTTCTGCGGAGGAAATTTGATCTAAAGTGTTCATTGTACGTTATAATCCTCTAATTGTTCCTGGGCTAATGTAGCTTGCTGCGTTAATGTTATAAGTTTTTCTGCATATGGAGCTGTTTCTCCAAGGGCGTTTTCAGCATAACATCTCAAATAGAAAGTTCCTTTTCCTAAAGGAGTAAAGAAATCTGGTAAATCAACTGCTCCAGTTGTTAGTGTTCCAACTCCACCAAATGCACTGTATGCAACACCAGATCTATTTAAACTATCGTTAGTTTTAATTGCTAAAAGTTGAGATTGAGATGGCGGATCATTTATAAAAGCTCCGCTACTCTTATATATTAAATATCTAGAAACTAATCCAGAGTTTGGTCCACCTGTTATAAAGTAACTTATAGAATTAATACCATTTGTTTGGTAAGTCGTAAAGATGTTATTAGACGAATCTGCATACCCTCCCTTAGAATTTCTATATATTATATTAGCTTCTAAAAATGGAGTAGATGGAATATCTCTTTTATTATTAACAGAAGCTAATGCTGACCCAGTTTCAATATCGTTATATTTATCTAATACATATTCTAAGGCTGTTACTGAAAATATTTTATTTTCAATTTCTTGAATATTTACAATTCTATATGGCTTTGGTTTATCTAGTGTTGCTTCCAAGTAATATCCTGGATATACCAGACTGCTTGGATTATTAATTTGAGATTTTGCATTTATAATCGAATTATATCCAGTTACTTCTATTGTCCATGGAGTATTTTGAGGTAAATATTGACCACTAGTATTTAATGCGGTAGGTAGAATAACATCAATAAATCCTGAATATCCATTGCTATTTTTATTTCCAGAAAAATAGTTATTTGGATTTTGTATAGTTACCGTTTGAATTTGAGAATTTCTAAAAAATGTAGAATTTAAGCCAGATATTCCAGAAGAATTAGCGTCAAAACCAGTGATATATAAATTTCCTATATCTGTGCCTCTTTCTAAAGTATAAGATGGAGTTAAGAATGATAATTTAATTCTATTACCCGCTTGTTGACCAGTTAAAATATTTAAATAATCAGAAGATAAATCCAGCGTAGCTCTACCAGTTGTTAAACTTAAAGTGCGACCAGCGTAAATATTATTTTTTCTATTTTGATCAAAAACATTAATTACGTCTCCTGGTTTTAAAAAATGCCCTTCTAGGCCAGCTTTAAATTCTACTGTTTCTGTTTCTAAATTTTCGCTTTTCAAAAACCATTTACCTAATCTTCTTGCTTGATTTGGTCTTGTGCATCCAAATGCAGTAACTTCTGCTTCTCTGATTCCATATTTTTGTAAACTTTGTCTATCTTCAACATATTCAATTGCTGGTTTGAAATTATTTGTTGAATCGTTATATCTTATTAACGCTACAGATCTTCTTAATCTTTTTGAACTATCTGAATAAGTAAAATCTCCATTTATAACATTCGAATTATTGAATAGATAAATTGGATCTTTAGGTGAATCTTGGGTCAAGAATATTTGCCCAGCAGAGTAATAAGTTAGTCCATTGAAAATTGATGCCATATCATCAAGAACTTTATAAGCTTCTTCTTTAGAGGTTAAAAGAACATTACATGTAAATCTTGGCTCTAAGCCTCCATTTCCGTCTGGAACAAGTGTGTCGCAATATTTAGAAATTTCATATAATGTCCATTTATCTACTAATGAAGAGTCTAGATACTTTCCAAGTCCATATCTATTGCTAGTGATTAGATCATAATAACACCACGCTGGATTATCTGTCCATGCTAATTTAAACCTTCCATCCCAATTCCCATTATAATTTTTTGCTATAGGGTCATAATTATTTGGCACCTTGACTTTTAATAGCTTTGCTCTATAACTTCTTTCTGGAACATCCGAAAAATATCTTGCGTCATATTTTGTCCATACGCATGCTGTGTTTGGAAAAGTAAATCTATCGTGGTAAACTTCTGTGATGCTCTCTATTACTGTTGTATTTTTAACATATGTACTATAATCTTCGTATGCAGCTTTATCAATTCTAATCATCCACCCAATTTGATTTGGTAGGATTTCGAAAAAGAATCCGTTATCTGCATGAGATCTGATATACCATGTATAATGCAAAATTGTTGGATTATTTATTTTGCCTTGTATACGAAATGCATCTGAAGAAAATAAATATGGATCAGTATTAGAAAGTTTCTCCATTGAAGCGAAAGCAGTTGTGCCATCTTTAAATAATCTATATAAATACATTTGAATCATTACCGTGCGTGGAGAAGTTTCTGATGCATTTGATCCAGTAATTGGTTGCCAATACAAAGCTTCAACTTTGAAATTAATTCTTAAAGCTTCTACATCTGTATTATATATATAATATCTATTTGGAAAATATACGCCAGAACTAGCTCCATCATATGCACTTGCCCCTCTTAATTTTTCATTAATTTGTTTAGAAACTTGAACTGGTATAGGATATTTAAACTTATCTACTTGATATCCGTCGTAATGAAACCTATCTTCGTACAGTAATACTTTAGGGTTTGAAACTGTGTGAATACTTGGCTCTCCATTATTGAATCTATAATTAATATATTGAAAGTTAAGATAACCCCTTTCATTAGCTAATGGCGTTTGATTCCAAAAAATAGATCTTGCTTCTGGATTATTCGTACCTACCATAGGATTCGTTGCTAAATCATTATCTCCTGTAAAATATGATTGAACTTTAACACTATTATAACCTATATCTCCCGCCCTCTTTCCACTTAAATTATATATATATGTACCAGTAACTAGACCTTCAATTGGTCCTTCTCCAATTATATCTAATGTACTTATTGTTGTAATCGAAGTGATTCCTACGTCAGTTCTGCTCGCTCCTCCTGCGCTAGCTACATATGGATTTAAAGAAGCGAAGTCTAGACCCATTCCAAATTTTGAATGTAATTTTGGAGTATTTCTATCATGCCCAAGACAAATATAATCAAAGCCTCTAACTCTTTGAAATCCACTTTCCCAAGCGTTTTCTGCTCCTCCACCAGGAGTTGAAGCGTCCCATGCGCCACTTACATAACTCATACCATCATAATTAGTATAAATATGATTTGCTGGAGCATCTCCAGGAAAAGAGTTGGGGTTTAGTCCAAAAATTGGACTTACAGCCTCGTAAGCACCGCTTACTCCTCTTGGACCAAAACCTCCTCCACCAAAATTATATGTATCTAAATCTCTTCCATCGTAGTCTTTTCCACTAAAAAATAAAGCATGACTCCCACCCATGTAATCTGCAGCTGTACTTTCTGGGAATTTTAAACCACCCCAACTGCAACTCATATTTGAGGAGTATTCTAAAAATTCTAAACCTTCTACGATTTTATTTGGATTTGCCATATTAGAAATTGCTTGTCACAGAGCTTTGGTTAATTAACATTGCATGCTCGTTGAATAAATATTGAAATCCTTTGCTTGTTTCAAGTAAATTTCCAGTTTCTATATCTCTATAATTAGCAGAATATATAATATCGTAATTTGTTGAGATGTTATGAGAACCAATTAAAAGTTCTCCATATCCTACTTGAACTGGTCCGCCTTCGCCAACTGTATTAGTTGGGCCATTAAATAAATAAGAAATTACTCCACCTCCACCACCACCAATCGCGCTTTGTTTATTTACTGTGGCCTGTTGATCTTGATAAGGTATCAAAGGCGGTGGCTTAGATAACATCATAGTAACTCCAGCTGCTGCAAGAGCTAAACCTCCAGCAATTAAAAATGGAGCTGCTGGAGGAAATATAAACGCACCAACAAACATTGCTCCAGCTCCAATCCAAGTTATAGCTTGTTTTGAACCTACGATAATAGGTATAATGTCAACAGTTTTTAATTCATCGCCAAATTCGACATATAAATCGCTTTGCGCGTAATTTTCTAAGGTTATTGGTCCATCATTATACGACATAGACTTATGATTTATCATAACTTCATAATTAAATTCATATTGATTTTCTAATATAAATTTTCTAAATTTACCTGTATTAGCTTCAATTGCTCTTAAAATTTCAGATACGCTCTTGACTTCTAACTTCCAGTTTTCACCAAATTCTTCCGCTAGCTTGCCATGTAATTTAACAATTGTCATATAATAGATTACTCCTAAATACAGCTTTTGTTTCTTTTTTATATCTCTCCGTATAGTCTTCAATAATTGATACTTTATGAATGGGCTGATGAAGTATTTTATTACTACCTAGATATACAGCCAAATGTTCACTAATTTTATTTTTTAATAAAATAATATCATTCTTTTTAATAGAGGTTTTATTACTTAAAATAAATAAATTATTCGCTTCGTAATTATTGAAAGTTATCTCTTCTACGTTTAGATCCTCAAGATTTTTATTATTAATTAAATCATTATCAATTTCCAAATTTAAATTTAATTCATTTTTAAAGTAATTTTTTACTAAATTAAAACAATTATTTTTATAATCATCATGGGGTTCAAATAGGTAATTAAGACTTTTAAAATCTTTATGATAAAAAACTTTAAATTCATCTAATTCATTAATATATAAAAGCAAATTTATAGATAGATTATCTGCTGTTTTTTTGTCTAATAGGCTAAAGTCTTCTACGTTAGTATGATTATGATACAACCATAAGATATTATATTTCTCTTTAATATCTAAAAAATTTTTTGCTGAAATCATAAAATCGTTAGATTTATTTTTTGCAATATTTTCACAAGGAACGACTAGGATTTCATTATCTTTTTCTACTACAAACCCACAGCATTCATTTGGATATGCAGATAATGATTCCTGCTTAATAATTTTTTTAATTTTATTTGTTATCATTTTAAGCCTTTGGATTTGTTCCTGGAAAACCTCCAAATGGTAAAAATCCATTTAAATAATTTCCGCTTGAATCTTTTGGAATTCCACAAGCAAAAGAAGCTAATGGATCTAATGCGTCTGGTCTTCTTGGCCAGCAATCTAATCTATTCGCTGCAGCTTCTGGAAAATAAGGTATATTGCGAAGAGTATCTGGATCAATTGCAATTTTACCTATTCTGTACGATGGTCCATATGCATCTCTATGGTATCCAGATTGATTAAATATAGATATTTCATTTTTTAAACCAGTAAATGAAGTAGTTGGTTTTCCTCTTTTTACGGTCGCCCCATATTCTCCCCAAAAAACATCGTAATGATATACTGCTCTATCCCAAGTCCATCCATTCCTGGGAATTGGCCATATAACAGGTCTTAGCGCTGGATTTTTAAACCATCTATTCCTACAAGCAGTTATGCTTTTGCTACAAGAATCTGATCTCCAGTAATTTGGATTGTATAAAGATGTTTGAATACTTCCAGTGTTATCTTGTATGCATACATAATAATATTTAACTCCATTATTTTGAAAAAATGTATAACTCCCAGCTTGATAAGAGTAACCTGTAGCCCAAGCTCCGCTGTCGCCAATTCTATATTGCCCACTAAAATTCAATTCTGTGAGAGCTGTAGTGTTAGTAGTCGTCTGAGTCGTGCCTTTTAATCTCCAGTATTTATTAAATCCTTTAGAAGGAAAATCCATGGCATATGTTCCTGCGGCTACTCCAGATAGATTCCAGTTTGAATCTAATCCACTAATATCTGGAACAGCATACCAATTTGAATTATCTTGAGAATATTCGAATGCATATTTATGTCTAAATACTCCGTTTGAACTAATTTTAACTCTTGTTATTTCTGCTGGTCTTTGTAATGATAGGGTGACTATAGGAATCGTATTTGATTGAGATGTTGCTCCGACTGTAGCGTGAGTATTATCATTAAGTATAGCTGCTGCTGCAGCTGCTGTACCTGCGCCTCCAAGTGTATAATTACTAAAACTCCATTCTGAATAGTTATTAGTTGTACCAGTCGCAAAATATGAAATTCCACTAAATCTTTGTTGTGCTGCAGAATTTCCTGTAAAAATTTCTCCTAAAAACATTTCATCATTTTCTGTAGAAACAGGTGGAGCCTCAAGCGGTAAAGTTATTTGAATCGGAGAATTAATTACTTGTCCATAAACTCCACTATGGATATTAGTAGTTCTTTTATTATACTCATATAAACAACCTTCTCCTCTGTATGAATAGGGACATCTCTTGGCTAAAATTGTTCTATTAGGTAAACTTAAATTTTCTACATCTAATGCGGAAACTAAAGAGAATTCTATTACCATGGGATTTTCTGAGCTTTTTCGATCTATATAGTAAATATCTTTTGGCAGTTCGACTTCGTATATTGAAACGTCATTTGTATAGGGGTTAGATGCTCCTGCAAAATTATTTCCATTTAAATATTTTAAAAATGTTTTAATTCTTGTAAATTTACATCCAGCCAAATCACCTAAATCTTGTATTTGCATTCTTAAGTATTTATAAAAAGAATTTGATGACTTATCTGGATTGTTATTAGATAAGTAAATTTTAGGCGTAGGTCTAGTGCCTAAAGTTGTTAAATCAAAACCTTCTGCAGATATTGGAAATGGATAGTAATATTCATTTTTCCATAAAACTCTTCCGTTAGCATCGCTAATTAGATTAAATAGATTATAGTCATTGTATATTCTTAATATTCCATTCTTAAGAGGTTGACCATCTTGAGTTATTGAAGACGTAACAGGATAAACAGAATTTAAATCTACCTCATACAAATTAATAAGAGAAGATGGCTCTAGACTACTAATTTCTGAGTTTATAGAATAGTAACTGCCAGTTATCTGAGAGTATACTTCTGATTTAGTAGGCATTAAGCTGATACCTCTTCAAATGAACATTTTATTGAATAGTTATTGTATGAAACATAATCAAAACTCCAATTAGGACAAATAAATCTAGTAGAAAATACTGATTTAGATAAAACCGTAGGCATATTATAAGTGAACGCTTCTTTCGTATCTCTTTCATTTAAGAAATGCAAAATACTTACAGTTTCTTTTTCGGTTCTAAGTTGGAATTGAACATCAAAAGTTACTAAATTATAATTAATAGAATCAGAAATTCTTTGCTCGTATCCATTACCAAATTTAATTCTTTTGACTCTAGGCTCTTGTTTAATAGAAGAAGAATAAGACGGTTGCCAAAAAAAGTTAGGCACAAGAACAGAATTGATTGATTTATATCCATCCCATTCAACTTGAAGATTTCCTACTGTAGTTGGGTTTTGATTGTTATTTAAATCTATAATCGAATAATAGTATTTATTGTCACTACCCTTCACTATATCATACTTATTATAAGTAGGCCCCGAGCCCCAGCTTGAAACTGTATCGTAAATACTAGCCATATACCTTTTACCTCATGTAATTTACACTTAAAAAACCGTGTAATTATATGAAATGGCCTATTATTCTTCTAAAGAAAATCAAAAGTTTGTTTTAAATACTACTCAAATAAAAGGTATTCAATCTTTAAATTTAAGATATCCTACAGAGGTAGAAACCTCTTTAACCATTAATAATCAAGATCTTAATTTTATTAATTCTAAATTTATTGAGGCCGATCTAGATATTGAGTACATACCAGAAGCAAATGATATTTTATTAAATTTCACTGGTAATGCACCTTTTAGTGGAAAATTCAATTATAATGATAAATATTTTATTTTTAATACTGGATTATTAAATAATTACAGTTTAAACTATCAATTAGACTCGTTAATAAATGCAAAAGCTAATATTAAAGTATTTGCTGAAGTTTTTTCCCAAACAGGATTAGAGATTTTAAGTATAACAGGTTTTGATATTGATCCTTATGATTATAACTACGTTGATATTTATTTTGATAGCCAGGTCGTTGATAAGCCTCTTATAAATAGTTTCAACTTAAATATAGACTGTACAAAAAATCCAAATTATACAATAGGTAAATATATACCAGATAATTTTATGCCTAATTTACCATTAAAAATTAGTTTCAATATAAACGCTAATTTAAATGAATATAATTTTAGCGGTATTTCAAATATATATAATGCTCCAAAATTAGATAATTTGACTTTAAAATTTAAAAAATATTCAGATTTGACATCTGCCCAGCAATTCTCTTTTAATAATTTGACTAAGAAAGAAGAATCTGCTTCTTTCTCATCTACAAGCGAAGGCCAACTCAATTTAAATTATTTTACTTTATATTAATTTATTTTTCGACTTTTTTCAGTCTTTCAATTAATTCAAAAATCTTAACCTTTGCTATATCTTGTATGCAAGTTAAACTATCTGCGCCTTCAAAGTTTTCTTTTATCAATTTTTTCTTTAGGATTTCAAATGAAATATTTTTGTCTTTCATTGTTTTTTCTAAAAGATTCTGAGGAGAAGTAGGGTTTTCTACGCTTGGGGATTCATCAATTAGTTTTGCGTCTCCTAATTCTTCTTGAGAAACAATATTAATCTTCAAGAAGTTACGCACACAACGAACAAAAGCCCTATTCTCGGCTATTGCTGCGAGGAAAAATCTTGCAAAGCTTTTTGTATTATTTGTGCTAGCATCTGCTAATGATTCGAAAATAACTTCTTTTCCACCCGTTTCATAATTTGGAAGCCATGTAATTCTACAGCTTGTTGCGAAATAAGTTTCAGAAGCAGCAACGACTTTATATTCAACGCTAGTATAGCCTCGGATTTGAGCTAATTCTTTGATACCTCCTAATAGGATAAGCAAATCTCTGTCTTGAAGTTTTGATACGTCTGTTTCTTGAGTCTTTTGACGATTAGGTACAAGATGCTCAACTTTAACCATTTTTCGCCAATTTATTGTTCCATCTTCATTGAAGATGTAATTGAGGTTACTATCTTCTACCAGCCCGTATTGGTTTCTAGTTATTAAATTTGGTGGAACCACCTTAGCTTTTAGCTCCTCAATGGGGTTAATAATTGATACATTTTTAAATAATTCCGAACTGCCTATTGAGGTAGTATTTTCTTCTAGTTTTATCTTTGGGCTCATTTAAGAATGATACTATGTATTATACTTTAAGTCAATTGAAAAATATGAAAATTATCAACCTCTTTCCAGAATTCTGGATCATCAATTACCATATCTTTCGTTTTATTCTGCCATTCATATTTAGAAGAAAATTCGCCTTCAGAAGACAAAAGAATTTTTGATGATCTATATCTTGTATTTTCAGACAAACTTATATTTTCTAATTTCGTTGGAAGGTCTTTGCTTACGATTAGATTGTAATCCATGTAATTCAATTTATATTTTTGAAGTATGTTTTGCGGTAAAAAGCTGAGTAATACATAATTAATAAGATTCTTTTTCAAAACTAAAGCAAAACTTGGATCATTATCTTCATCTATTATGTAAATGATTTGAGAAATCTTTTGTTTATATTTACTTATCAAATTGCTATTGATTTTTTTATTAGTAAAAATGATAACATTTTCTTTTAATTTTAAAACGTTTTCTAGGAAAGCTTCATTAAAAACATAGTCCATTCTTACAATAGGATTTTTAATTGGTATAGCTTGTATGTTTAAACTAATATCAGGAATAAGTTCAAAAGTTTTATTTTGAAAATTTTTGCCTATAAATAAAGTTTTAATATTGATAATTTCTTTAATATCTAAAGCATCTAGTACTGACTGAGCGATTAGCTCTGGCTTGATATCATTTATCTGTTTAGGAAATTCATTTGCAGAATAAGATGGTTTTTTATTGGACTCTGCCCTTATTAGAGTTAAATCTTTTTGATCAGACCAATAAGGTTTAACGTTTTCTATATTATTGTTAGAATATATTGCTACTATTTTTTTATTAAATCCAGAGGCAATATGAGCCGCGAAACTATCAGTTCCTAAATGCAATAAGCTATTTTTAATGATGTATGCCGCTTGTTGTATTTTTGTTTGCCCACAAAGAACATGGCATCCTTGAACTTGTTTGTCTTTTTCTCCACCAATTTGAACTACACGGATGTTATGTTTTTCCAAAAATGGTGTTAATAGTATTAAGACTTCTCCCCAGTAATCATAATTTTTTGCTTCATATTTACTATATGGTTGAAAAGTTATATATTTATCAAAAGGTAGCGGAAAAAATTTATCATAAATATATGGTCGATCTATTTTAACCCCACAGGATGTTGCGTATCTTTCAAGTAGATGCATAAGAGTTCTCCTTTATATCAAATTGTATGTTGGTTTTACCATTATGTAGATAATCTAAAAATCTTTGAGTTCCTGCATGTGGTAAAAATGCCAATTCAAAATATCCTTTATGATCTCCTTGTCCTTCTAACCATAAAATTTGATCCATTTGAGGTAAGTATTGAATTAATTTATGTATATGTGGGTCTGCCTCTAGGATCTCAAAATACTCTGGTTTTACTGCCACATATAAATTATAGTCTGGGTATTGCTTTTTAATATTTTTAAATAAAGCTGTAGACATATAAATATCTCCAATGCTTTCTGGCATTACATAAAGTATTCTTTTGCCTTGATCATTTTTGTCTAGAGCATCTTCAAAATTAAAGTCTTTATTCTTTTGGTTTTCTTGAGCTGCTACTTGTCTGAAATATTTTTCTATATCTTCTCTTTTCGCGCCTTTAGATATTTGATCCATCCAATATTTATGGCCTTCGTCTTTTTCATCAACTTTTTCCATCTTTAAGATATTGTGATATAAGTACGAAATCCAATCGGAATTATTTTCAATTTGTGGAATTTCAGCGAGTGCGTCTTTGACAACTTTGTTTTTATTTGAAATTTTATTCCAATCTACTAAATCAGAATTATCAATAAAATCTTGAATTTTTTGAGAAATTTTTGAGACACTAAAGTTTTCTAAAGTCCATTCTCTCGCTCTTTTACCTAATTCCTTTTTTTGTGCCGTTGACATTTTATATACAGCATTTAATTGCGTAGCTATTGACTCTGGAGAGGTTGAAGCTTTAATAAATTCTGTTCCATGCTCTCTATATTCTGACCATTCTAATGGGAGAGATGCCGCTTCTTTAACGCACATTTCCTCTCCACAAGAGTAATTCGTAACTAATGTAACAAGCTCTGTGAGTTTAGCTTCTTGAATCGGTATCTCTTGACCACCACTAGTAAATGGATGACAATATACGTCCATAAAATTATAGACTTCATTTAATTCTTTTTCTGTTATTCCTAATCCTACATTTGTTGTAATTTGGGATTTGCTTGAGCCACAGAATCTACAATCTATGTCTTGTCCATTAAAATTTTTAATTTCATATTCGCCACAGTTCTTGCAAATATACGTTGTAAGAATTTCTTTTTTATCAACTCCAAATTCATCTGCTAATTTATAAATATTCCAACCTTCTGACCAGTGGGTATGCAGAAGAAGAAATGTATTTTTTACATTTGGGTTATTCTTTTTCCAAAGCGCGTATCCTTGCAAAAGATTAGGTACGCTTTTTCTTAATTGATTTCTGAATACAAACCCTATAATAAAAGCGTCTTGTGGAATATTATATTTTTTCCTAAGTTGATTACGGTCAAAATCAGATAATCTATGGAAATTTTTATCTTCTAAACATCCATGAACTGTTTTAACGTGTTTATGTCCAAGCTTATGTAGTGCTTTCGTAGCAAAATCGCTCCATATCCAATAATTTTTAACTTTTGGTGCACATTTAATTGCAGAATCTAAGATTGGCAAAGAGTCTAAGGTAGTCCAGATAATAGAGTTAATTTTATTAAACCAATACTTATCTATAGCAAAATCTACTCCCCAAATGTCTTGTATAGCTATATAAACATCTGGCTTTTCGTTCTCTATAGTTTGATCAAGTAGATATGCTCCATAACTCGCTGCTCTCGCTAAATTTGGATCTTTATTTATTTGCTCTGCTTCTTGTGGATTGCTTGGTAAGGCTCCGACTGATTTCCAAGGAGTCTTTGACAACTCTGGATGACCAACTGGAATGCCACAGCAGTAATGAACTACTTCATATTTATTAGATTCGTAAAGACTTTGTAAAAGCGCCCTAGCATTTCTGCCGAAACCAGTTTTGGCTAGAGAAAAGTCAGTTTGTAATAAGACTTTCTTTTTGCTCACAATTACCAAAGCTCACTGTCTTCTTCTGGGAGATTTTTAGTTGGTTCTTGATTAGGTTTTGAATTTTTAAATTTTTTAATTGCTTCCACCTCTTGAGTCCTAAATACAGACTGTAAGGAATGAGATAAAAACTCTCTTAAGAGCCTAGCTTCACTAAAATAAAAACCAAGGAGAAACGACTGCTTATTCTCTATGTTTTCTTTGCTTTCTTTATTAACGCTATAGGAAAATCCTACCTGTTTATCGTCCTTGATATAAGGAGAAAGTTTAATTTTTGTTATCTGTTTATCAGAAGAATGGTATGCAGAAAATTCTACATTTTTATCTAAGGTTTCCAACAAACCCGCCGCTTCTGTTATTGAGAACTTAATTTTAGCACTCTTTTGTGGGTTATCTTTGTTTGCGGAAAATGAACCAGTTTTTGTTCCTTCATTCCATGAGCTTTGTTTAATCAAAGAGCTCCAAATCGAGCCTTCTTTTGAATTTACGCTAAAACTACAAGCTGTGCCTGTGTTTTTACTATTTGGTTTGTAAAATGATATCATATTAGATAATGATAACTAGAATATACTTAAAAGTCAACTATTTTTATCTATCTTTTTTAAATCATTTAATTTCATATAAATCTCATGATCTTGGATAGCTATTAAATCGCCAAATATACAATCATCTCTTTTGGAGCCTTTGACTATAACAATATTTCCTTCTTCAAAATTCCTATCGTTCAGTAGCTTATTTGTTTCAATGTTATCATTGAATATTAATACGCTAATCGTGCTTGTTTCATCTGATATCTTTAACCTGACATATCTTGTCTTTTTTGCATTTTTAGATATACCAGAGAATACTTCGTCTATCTGACCAACTAAAGCTACTTTAGAGTTTACTGGTTCATCTAATACATCAGATATATATTTAAGGTTTTCTCTTTTTTCAGCAAAGATATCTTTTAGATTTTTATTATAAGTATATCCTAGAAGTTTCTTTTCGTAATACCAATTAGCGAAGCTTTCGCTTTTATTGTTTTGTTCATATATACTTAAATATGGCGCATATTTTTCTTTAATAGTGTCCAGTCTATTATCTTTAATAACTACTTTATTTTTCTCATCTGTGAATTTATTAAGATGTTTAATGATTTTAATTAGATCATAGTCGAGTTTATCTGCAAATGATATGGCATACTTTTTCTCCTTAGAGGTTAACATGTTCCATAGCTGAACTTCTAGTACTATTTTGCTTCTTGATTGATTAAAACCGCTAAGTGCTCCAGCTTGAATTAATGCAGATAATGCTCCAATATTTAAACCAGCTTCTTCCGCAGCTTCAAATATTTCAAATTTATTAGAGTATTTATTTCTGAAGCTATTTAATTTTTCTATTGATTTGTCACTAATTCCCTTGATTGATAATAAACCAAACCTAATATCCTTATCTTCGATTGAGAAATCCATTTCTGATTTGATAATATGTGGTGGAAGAAGTTTGATTCCGAAATTATGCATTTCTTTTTGAATCTTAGATATCTCTCCAATTGGGTCTGGCTCATTCCTACTCATTTTCAATAATGATAAAAAGAATTGTTGAGGATAATTAAATTTAAGATAAATTGTAATCGCTGCTAATCCTGCGTAAGCTATAGAATGTGATTTATTAAAAGAGTAGTTCGCAGAATCTTCAAGAATCTTCCATAGAATTTCGCTGACTTCTTTTGGAATTTTATTTTCTTTGCATTTTTGTTCGATCTTTTGTTGCCAAGCTTTGATCTCTTCAGTTTTCTTTTTGCCTACGATTCTTCTTAAGATTTCTGCTTCATCTAAAGTAAAGCCAATCTTATGAGCCATTTTCATTAATTGCTCTTGATATAAAGCAACTCCGCCAGTTTCTTTTAAAATTTCATCAAAGAACGGATGAATACTTTCTGATTGTTGATAATTTGTATGAGCAGCATATTTATCTACGAATTGAAGTGCGCCAGGTCTAGCTAAAGCAAGCACACCACTAAGCTCTTCTAGATTCTTTGGCTTAACTTTTTGGCATACTCTAAAATTAGTTTCTGCTTCAATTTGGAATAAACCATGTGGGGATTTCAATTCTTGCAAATTTCTATAAATAGATTCATGATTTAAATCAATATCTTCTATTTTTATATTAATACTCTTACAGACATTATCGACTACAGAAACGCTTCTTAGACCAAGGATATCTAATTTTATATTAAAAACGCTTGCCCAGTTCATATCAAAACTAGATACTACTTCTTTATCTGAAGAAAATTCTGTTGGACATATAGTTTCTAGATCATAATAAGAAAGTAATACGCCAGAAGGATGAACTCCTTTATTCTTAATTAAATCTCTTAACTTAAGAGCAATTTGATATGCTTCTTTGTTTTGATCGCACCAATCTTTAAACTGCTCAACTTCTTTGTAGGCTTCTGAAATATCTTTAACTTGGCCATAGGTCTTAGGAATTAAAGACGATATCATGGTCATCTCTTGCTCTGGTTTTTCAGCGATGATTTTACCGCACTCTTTAATAAGTAATTTTCCACTTAAGCTATTAAAGGTTAATATCTTACTAGTCTTACCTTTGAATTTATTCTCTAGATATTGGAGTACTTTTTGACGATTATAATAACAAATATCTAAATCTACGTCACACATCAAACTACCATCTAGATACGTTACCCCATCAATAACCTGCTTTTTAGCACGAATCTTGGATATAAATCTTTCGAAATAGAGGTCATATTTGACTGGATCAATTCTAGTAACTCCCACCAAGTATAATATCAAAGATCCAGCAGCTGAACCTCTACCTAAACCTACTGGAATATCACTAGTTTTACAGAAATGGATAACGTCCCATACTAATAATATGTAATCAATGAACCCTAGTTCTTTTAGCGTATCTAATTCATGCTTTGCTCTATCAACATATTTCTTATAATCCTTATCGGTTTTATTTATATTTAAAGTTTTAAATCCATTTAATGCTAAACCTCTTAAAAATTCATAATTTGATGAATCTTCACTTATTCCTAAATGCCTTTTAGAGGCTAAATCAATTTCAAACTCAGGTAATCTAACTCCATGAATATCTAGTTCTATTGTTTCAAAGCTATCAGAAAACTCTTTGGTATCAGAATAATTATTAGTCTTCGTTTTCATCTTCTTGTTGCTCTTTTTCAATTTTATCTATCTCTTCGTTAAAAACATGTAACCCTCTTGCTAAGATTTTCATAGAAGCTCTATCTTTTAAGCTATAAAATACATCAGCCTTGCCTTTCTTCTTACCCTTTTCTATAGTTATAAGAAGATACTCTATACCATAATCTTCTAGCTTCTGTATCATATCATAAACATTATCTAGTGAAGCCATTTTATACCTCTATCTGCCACTTTAATTTGTTCCATACTTTTAAATTCAAGTCAAGATCGTTTATAGCATCATGAAGACTTTCATAATCATGCTCTATGCCGTTCTCTTTACCCAAGAAAGTTAAAGAGCTTTTAACATTTTTCTTTCTGGTATTAAGAATTTTATATTGATATTCAAGTAAATTATCTTTGGGAGTATAAATAGAATTATACTTTATGCCTCTCGCCACAGCATTAGTATCTATAATTTTATTCATTAGACCTTTCCAATTAGATTCCATAGTTTTATAATATTCCTTTATAAGATAAATGTCAAATCCTAAAATATTATGTCCAATTATATAATCCGCATTATTGAGCCAATCTTTTATAGTAGGAAATACCTCTTTTGGATCAAAGCCTTCTCTTTGGACTTTTCTATGATCGTATCTTGTGATTCTCGCTGCGTCTTCACTTATCTTTAAGTCTGTATCCCATTTTAAATAAAAGTTCTTCTGATCTACTTTCTTGTCTCCTTTAACTTTTATCATTGCTATTTGCCAAGGAATATTATGGCAAAAATTAAGGCAAAGATTAAAAGTCTCGCAATCTATAAAAACGATAGTCTTGTCTTTGTCGTATCTTAAAAGATGTTCGTCCATTAATTCCTTTGACGAATGCTTTCAAAGCAAAATTCGTTACTTGACATATGATCTAAATTAGGTTTATTTAAAACGCTTCTATTGTTAATGCACCTAAAAGTTAAGTAAGCTTTAAAGTCTTTTCGTTCTTTATAAAACACGCTTTGTACTTTATATATTTTTAGATCATTCTTTTCTGCAAAAGATAAAGCTTTTTGTTTTACTAATGAATCAAATGGTAGGTCATTATCTTCTATAAAGAATATAGGTTTTGTAAAATCAAACTGAGGAATGCAAAGACTATTTTTAAGAGTATTATTAAATATGAAGGAGTCATAAAAAGGTATGCATAGAATTAAATCATCTGTCCAATTTTTAGAAATCGTTTCATAATCTAATCTTGGTTCGTAATAGAAGCCTTCTTTCGCTGCAATACTATAAAGTTTCGTTAATTGCTGGTATCCTTTTTTATTTTTAAAGAATAAAATTATCTTTGAGGACTTGGCCTTAGACTCTTCAGATTTATCGCTCATTGATTCTGTAATTGATATCCTTAATCCATAATTTAATTTGATATTATTTTTACGGCAATTAGAATATGCTTCAAGAAACGAAGACATATTATCTTCTACTAGATAAAGCTCTTTCATTTTGTTTTCTTTACAAATTTGGATAATAGAATCTGGATAATCATCCTTTTCATCCTTATCTTCAAGGGTCAAGATGGATCTGCCTAAAGAATAGTGAGATTTAAATAACGGTATCATTTATACTAGATTAACAAGAATTCTCTAAAAAATCAATCTAAAAAACTATCTTTCTTTACTTCGCCTTGTTTGTTATTGAATTTTGGGCATCCATTATAGCTTCTGGTTTCTATTTTAAATCCATCAATATTTTTAAAATCATTCTTTAGGCTTGTTTCTACTATTTCTCCACAAGCATTTATTTTAACATAATAATCATAAGGACTTTTATATGGACAAACCCAAGAACCTATACCGCACATCCATTTATTCTTTTGGCTATCTACTGCGAAATTAGCTTTTGCGCTGTTCTCATCAAAACTATTTATATATTCGTTAATATGCTCTAAGTAATGTTCAAAACCTTTGATTTGTTCTTCATTAAATGAAAGTTCTTGAGTAGGCTTTTTAGGAAATCTAAGAAAAAGGAATTTCACTATAGGTTTTAATTTAGGCCAAATCTTTTTACTCGCTAGACTATACATCATGGCTTGAATATTAGCCTCTAACTCATCTCCTCTGAATTTATATTTGGAGCTCTTGTAGTCGATTATATGCATTTCTTTTTTGATTTTAATTGGCTTATCCATAAAACCACGAATATGATATTTAGGACTATCATTTTTAATATTAAAGGCGTATTCTGGTTTAACTATCTTTCCATTTTCTCCAAAAAAATCTTCTTTGAGGCCAACCAATATCATTTGATCTAATAGCTCATAATTAGATTCAGCAAGGTTTACTTTTAATGATAATTTTTTAACTAGTTTAGATATACCTTTGCTATTATTAATGGAATTATTTTTAATTATAATATCGTAGTGCTTCTTATGTCTTGCTTTTAGCAGTAATTCAAAAACCGTATGGCAAATAGTACCCCTCAAGGCTCCTTCATTTTGAGTTTGAGGAACTTTATCATGGTAATTATTCCAATAGACCCAAGAACAAGTCTCAAGAGTTTTGATCTTCGAAGCTGATAATATTTTTTCAATGCTCATTTAAAATTCTCTTTTTCTCTTCGAAGAATTCTATATCTTCGGCAAGGATATCTGCTATCTCCTTTTTTCTGTAATCAAAATCATCCATTGGAGACTTTATAGAAAATTGAGGATTTAAAGCGAAAAACATATTTTTTGATAGGCTGGATATACAATGAAGTGATTTAATTAAATTTTTTCTAGTGTCCATTATTCCATAAAAATTATGGCTTCTATCTAAATCTTTTGCATGTATAAACATACTTGGGTAGGTGAATTTCATATCTCTATAAGATATAAGATCTTTTAATGTTGGGTTAGATAAGAAGTAATCGACCCATTCTTCTTTTGAATTTATATCTTTCATGCAGCTAGAGTTTATCAACATATATACATAATATTTTGCATAAAAATGTTTGAAGTCTTGCACAACATCTTCTTCTTTTTTATTTTTTAGGAGATTGTATTTGAGAAAAAAGTTTTTTGTATATTTAAAATTAAACGCGTCTGGATCTAATTCAGGAAATTCGAAGGTATTCAAATCCAAATTATATTTCTTGATTTCTTCAAGCAGCTCATCGTCAGACTTATTTAACAAATAACTATAGGCTTCCATCTCTTCTTTTGAATTAATCTGATGCTTGATATAAGTGAATATATTAATAATTTGATTAACTGGATGATCGATTATTGTAAAGGAAAAATCTTTATCGTCTTTTTTGAAATATTTAGTTTCATAAAGACCATGCAGATAATCTATATCTTCATTTAAAGTCAAATTATCAAGTTGATTTTGGTTTTTTAATCTAACTAGAATTGGATTGAGTGAGTCTTCATCTAATTTTCTTGGTGGAGATTGTAGCGATTTATATTGTATATAGTTATTTGAGGATAAATAATTATGATCTTCTTCATTATTGAATGAGAATTGAGTAGAAAATTCGTAGGCTATTGGTTCTCGATCTGAATTAGCAAATGCTAAAATTGATGGAAATGCTCTATTCGGTTGGGCTTGATAAATATTCATAAATTAATCCATTCTTGAATCTCTTGGGACGACATTTCTCCAAAATCTTTTTTAAGTGGGAATTTTATAATTAATTGTTTTTCATCAAAATATCTTTTTAATCTTGCTTTTGTTTTGTTCGCACCAATATTACCTGCGCTATTATTGTTAGAGTCATCGTTTAAGCTTATATAAATTTTCTGCACATCTATTTTAAGGCAATAGTTTAATATTGATAAACTTAAACTTGTTCCAAAGGTGACTAATACATTCTTTACTCCGTTTTGCCAGAGGTTCAACATGTCTCCTATGCTCTCCACTAAAATGATCTCTTTTTTAGTTTTTATATACATGTCATTTAGAAACAACGGATAAAGAAAATCGCTTTTTTCTCCAAGATGTTTCCATTTTATCTTAGATATGTTTGTAACATCTCTACCAGAAAATCCTATGATATTATTTTTTAAATTGAAAATAGGAAAGACATATCTATTCTTCATTTTACCAGCGTGAGCAACGCCACCTTTAAATTGAGATATAGTTTCTTCAGATATGTTTCTATTGATCCAATAATCATGTCGATTCTCTAGCCTATCTAGAATAGATATATCAAAATTTTTTGAAGTTTTAATTAAAGGTTTTTCTACGTTTGTAACAACTTGAGATATAAAATTCTTATTTTTAAGCCATTGCTTTGCTTCGTCAACTCCATCTAATTTTAAAGTCATTTTAACTAAAGAGTTTAGATCGCCACTTATATTTTGCTTAAAGTCAAACCAGTTGCCACTATTTTTTTCTATTTTTAATACTGTATCGTTGTCACTATCTCTATACAATGGTCTTGTTCGGTATTCTTTACCATGATCTTTTAATTTATATCCTAAATCTGTAAGGACTTGAAATACGTTTAATTCTTCCATTCTAATGCCTCCGAGATTACTGGAAAGTTGTTTATGAATATTTTTTTGCATTCATCAGCAATTAATCTATGCTCCTTTTGCGTATTTTCCTGAGTCCTCAATTCGATATAGTGAATCCAACTTCTTAGAGACCCTTTCATATACATAGTTGTTTGAGTTGTCAAAGGCAAAACCATTCTTGCTACTTCTTTAGCTATGCCATTGTCGATCATAGTCCGATAACAATGATCTGACAGCGAAAGCGTTTCAGCTATAAGTCCATTTAGATTATTATACTCTGGATGATTTTTAGATAAAAGATCTTCTCCAACTTGTCTATTTTTACTTCCTTGAAGCCTTAACTCTACGTCTTCGTAATCAGTTGCTTCGCTATACCGTTGAGAGAACTCTTGAAAATTAAATGATCTATGCCTTAAGATCTGAGCTGCAATAGCTCTACTAGTTTTAATTTCAATAGACATATCTACCATCTCAAATGGACTCCAGTGTTTATGTTTAATAAGAAACGCCAGTAATTTGGGTGCAGTTTCTTTATTAAATTGATTTGAAGGATTGCTAACCCTAGCATAATAAGCTACTAGATGCTCTGCTTTTTCTATTCCTGTTATTTCTGGATTTGTAGTAGATATTAATTTTACGCTCATAGTATTTCTCCATCATTTTGATTAGAATCATTAAGTTCATATCGTTCTCTTTGAGCAGAAGAAACGTCATTCAAAGACCCGCGCTCTTCAATATTAAAATTTTCTACTTGATAATTCAAGTAATTTTGAGCCCATGTTTCCTTGCCCGTGCAATCTAATCTTCTAACTAGGTCTTGGTGACCAGCAGCGTCTTTGCCTTGAAATCTAGTTTTTGTTGGTATTAATTTATGCGTACCAAATGCTTGACCATCTAGAGCAAGCTCATCTAAAGTTTTTCTTCTAAAGATTGCTACGAAAGAGGCGAACCATTGAAGCCTATCTGACAAAGAAATTACTGAGCTATCATCAACTACCTCTGCTCCTTTTCTATTGAAGCTTTCTCCAGTTCTATTCAACTGCATAGCAGTAATAACTGGACATTGAATCTCTTCTGATATTCTTTTAAGTTTATCAATTTTATCTCCAATTGCTTGATGCTCTGCCCAATTTTGACCAACCTTCTCTCCAGTTAATTTTATATAATCATAAGCTATCATAGCTTGATTTCCTCTACCGACTTTTGAAAGATACCATCTACGGATTATAGAACAAATTTGATCTATATTTTTATTGCCAACATGATAATGAAAATATTCATACTTCTTTACTTTGCTCCAAGCTTCTCTTACTTTTTTTGTCATCTCTTCATTTTTACGCCAGTTGCCAGTTTCAAGATACCAAACTGGTACTCCGCTCAAAGATGCAACCATTCTTAATTGAATGTCTACGGTTTGCATTTCAGTATCTAGAATTAAAGTTTTTGTTTTGTTCTTTGGATTGATGGCAGTTTTAAAGCAAATATCATTTAGCCAAGTAGATTTTCCTTGGCCAGGTCTGCTAGCGATAGCGTAAATATTACCATTTTTTAAGCCACCATACATTCTATTAAATTCTGAATATGGAGTAACAAGTCCAGTTTCATCTTTAGGAGAATTTCCTCTTTCTTCGATAAGGTCTTCTACTCCTTCAAAGATATTAATTGGTATATCATTTTCTGAATAAGAGGATATCTTTTTATTATATATGCCGTCTATCTTGCCAATGATATCATCTAAAGAATCTTCTGCATTTTTAGTAACATATTCTTTAAGATTGTCTGCTGTTTGACAGAGCTCTCTTCGAACCCTAAATTTAATTAATTCCTTGCAAGCCGTCATAGTAGCTTCTTCTGTGATCTGAGAAAAGGTCAAATTGTCTATATAGTCAAAAATATTAATTTCATCTTTAAAAGATATTCCTAAATTCTTTATCTTTTCTGCTAATAAGACTTTATCTACGTTTTCGCCTTTATATTTAATATTCTTAAATACTGAATAAATCGTAGAGTGGACATCGTTAAAGAAGTCGTTTTCTGATAAGAATACATCAATATCAGCGAATAGATCTTGATATTTTAATAAACCGCTAAGGACATGTCGTTCAACTTGTAAGGAGTAAATCATTCAATATACATGATACCAAACTAAAAATTAAAAGTCAAGTTTTAACTATCCTCGTCGTTATCTTCTTTATCTTCTTTTTCGTTATTTCTATTAATTAAATCTGTGGTTGCTTCAAAGTTTAACTGATCTACACTTTGACCCCATGTATTTAAATAATATAAAAGAGCCATAGCATTTATTTGATTATCGAATTTTGTATATACTTGTGGTTCACCTTTTGCAGAGAAATTGAATAAGATATATCCACCGTAACTGCACTCATCAATCTGTTTTAATAAAGATTCTGGGAAATTAAATTTCTTCTTATTAGTCACTATAAAGTTTTACACTTAAACAATAAGCACTCCACACTTTTCTTCTATATATTGTGGTGATATTTTTTGAAGGTCATCTTCATAAAGCTCTAAGAATTTAAATTGATTTGAATCGATCCATTTTTCTTTTTTTACATCCCTTTTAATACTTTCAAGGTATTTTAACCTTGAATTATCATGAAAGAATTTATTAAATGATTCATGTTGTGCTCCTTGTATCTCCACGGCTATCTTTTTTGTAGCATTTAATAAATCTATTTTAAGCATACTTCCATAGACTGGGAATTCTTCGTAAACTATATGATTTTTCCAATAAGGATAAAAGAATGATTTAAAGTTATATTGAAGCTTACTCCTACTTTTTGCTTCCCAATTAATCAAGTACCTTCTAACGTTCTTGTTAACGAGTTTTCCGTTAACATTTAAAAGCCTCATAGAGCTAGAGTATTAATGAATTTACTATAAAAGAAATCTACCAAAGGTTTATTTTCTTCCAAATAAGATCTAAGATTATCTATCCCTTGGTGTTGCTTTTTTAAGTCTAGATTTACTTTTTTAAGTTCTTCTATCGTTTGATCTGAAAAAGTAACCCATGCACCTTTAGCAACCGCAAATTCCCAAGAAAGAATTTGATCGATGATTTCATATTCTCTCCACACTGAAGATCCATCTTTTCTACCATATTTGATAGGGTATTGAACTTTTGAATTAGTAGTCTCATTAGTTGACTTTTTAATAATGATTTTAACATTATGCCCAATGATCTTATTCTTGACTTGATCGTATCTTTCGTTTGGTTTTTCGAGGATAAGGTCTTTGCCAAACTTTGGTTCAAATTCAAGAATCCAATTTGCAAAATGTAGTAATGCGTTTCCACCAGTTGCGGTAGTCTGTCTAATATCTTTATTTGCAGCATATGGATCGAGTTTAATGTCTGAACGAACTTGGCTAATAAATATAGCCATGTGTCCACGCTTAGAAAGAGCTAATGATATTCTTTTCATAAGCATTGAAGATATTACTGCTCCTCCTGCAACTTTTGTGGCTTCTGTCATATTTTTAAGACTATCACCTTTTGTCATCAAACCGTCAACAGAATCTAGGACGAACATATATCTTTTGCCTTCATCATTATTTTGAATTAGGTCTTTCATAAGCTCAGAAACTGTTTCAAAAATATTGCATTCAAAAACGAAACATGTTCCATCTTCCCATTCTTCCGCAGAGGTTACGAACTTTATTCCAGATCTTTCTTTGATTTCTTTACTTAATCTTCCTTCCGCTTTAAATAAAAGAGCTTTGGAATCTTTTACCGTCTTAAGGAAATTCTTCATGACCTCTAACGCCTCTGAAGTTTTTCCGCCTTCATTCATTCCAATAAATCTATGTAATCCTGGACATAGTCCTCCGCTTGTTGCAATATCTAGATTTAAGCTTCCAGTAGATACCTTATAATAAACTTCTTCTTCGTAATTATAATGATCATCTTTATTTTCTTTTAAAAATGAAGACAGTCTACTCTTTGCGCTTGGCCCAGTATCTTGTACTGGCTCTTGTTCTTTAGGTTTTCTTCCCATAGTTTATAAAGTCTAACAGACTTTTAGGTTTTTTGCAAACTTTTTTATCTTCACCAACTTTTATTTCTTCTATTTCAAATTTAATTGGTTTATCTAGCTCTAGATTATCTTTCATTTTTTCCATAGCTATAAACTTCTTGCCATCCTCTGTCAAAAAAAAAGCTAAACTAGGTAAGTTGGCAGGCTTGAGGCCATTCCAAAATGAATAACCTTTATAGGTTTTGATTAATTTTTGAGCTATTTTAATTTCTCTTGGCCAATCTATTTTTTGATTAATGTATTTTTTAATTATAAATTGACAGAGTTTATGGCTTGTAATTTTCAATGTCCCATAATACCATCTTTTCTATTAATTTGTCAAATGAAATTTTTGGCTTCCAACCTAGTTCTTCTCTGGCTTTATTAGAGTTGCCTAGTAATAATTCTACTTCTGCAGGCCTATAGAATTTAGGATTAACTTGTACTAATATCTTATTTTCATTTGATATGTACATAGCATGTTCATTTTCACCTAACCAATTACCATGAACCCCAGCTACAGCAAAAGCTTTTTCCACAAACTCCTTAATAGTATGAGTTTCATCGGACGAAAAGACGTAGTCTTGAGCTATTCCATCATAGTTATGATTATAGCTATCTTGGTTCAACATCATCCATACGCCTTCGATAAAATCTTCAGCATCGCTCCAATCTCTTTTAGCGTCCATATTGCCTAGCTCAAGAGGTTTAAATTCTTGATTGTTTTTTAAAGCATTAAAAATCCTTGCTATGTTTTTAGTTATTTTTCTTGTTACAAATTCTTCGCCCCTACGAGTTCCTTCGTGATTAAATAACCACCCTTGAATAGCATAAAGATTATAAGAGTCTCTATATACTTTAATTAATTGTCTAGAGGCGGCTTTGCTTGCTCCATATGGACTTCTTGGTCTTAATGGGTGCTTTTCATCTTGTGGGCTATATAATACGTTTCCAAACTCTTCACTAGAGCCAGCTTGATATAATCTACAAGATGGTTTGTAAAGTCTAATAGCTTCGAGTATGTCTAGAACACTGGTTGAATTTGTTGCCCAAGTTTGTTTCGCAAAATCCCAGCTACTAGCAACAAAACTTTGAGCTGCGAAATTTATAAAATAATCTGGTTGGAGTTTTTCAACTGTTCGAGCTATAGCATGAGAATCAGTAAGATCAAAATTAATCAAATGAAATCTGTCCGATTGAATATGTTTAACATTTTCGTGATTGTATACACTGAGTCTTCTAACTCCTCCGAAAATTAGTAAATCTGTATTTTTTAAAAGAAAGTCTACCATGTGGCTTCCATCTTGCCCAGTTACTCCAGTTACAACTACAGTTTTTCTTCCTTTTATAATTTTACTAGCATCTTCAATATTCAAAATATTAGCTGTATCTATTTTCTTGCCGTAATAAGTTTCTTGAAAGTTACTGCTCATATTAGAGTAGATCTTTTATTTTTTCTTCCCAGTTACTGTTTGGCTCCAAATCTAGATGTAGCATTTGGGACCCAGATAAATTTTTAAGCCAGGAGTCTTCTCCCCACACTTTTCTATCATTAAAATATTGTCCTCTGCCTATCATTATATTTTTTCCTCCAAAATAACTAGCGAGGATGGCATTTCCTCCAGCAGAAGATATATGTAAATCACTTTGAGCATGCATCAAGCATTGAGCCAAATTAAAATTTATTCTTAAATCATGCATTAAATCTTGAATAAGAACAGATTCAGAACAATTATTTCGTACAATTTCAAAATCATTGCTTTTTTCCATAACGCTTCCATCGTTACAAAATCCGTTTTCGTTTCCTAATGCTCTAATGTAACCTATTGCGTATTTGTTATCAAGAATTTGCAATAATTTTTCTAATTCATTGCTGTGAAAGCAGTTTATTGGTCTGCCTGACCATTCATCTGTTAATTTATTATTTATAATTAATAGAGGTTTGGTAAAATTAAATTTAATTTTGTCTTTATAAAAGTCTTTTAATGGTGGCGGTGTCCAATACGGACTTATAGATTTGTACTCTTTTTCGTAAATAGGATTTCCTAAATAAGGTGGCGATCCACCTAAAGTACCTACTTCGCATCCAGAAGAGATTAAGTATTTATCCTTTGGCAAGAAAAATAGATACGGCTCAGAGCCTTCAAAAGAAACTAAATACTCCAAATGTTTTTTTAAGAACAGTCCGTAAATTACTGGCAAGGCTTCTCCCACGAACCAAGAAAATTCTGAATGTCCAATCCAGTGATATTTTTCTGGACTAACTTCTAAATATCTAAGTATATGTCCTGTGTCTGGTTGAAATATTTCTTTACCAGTTAAGTAACTAAAATCCGAATCATCCGTTCCTCTTGCGGCTACAAAACCAGCAACGCTTGCTAATTTTTCCGCTTCATCTGAAGAAGTGCATTTAACTTTATCTTTAAGCTCTGCCAAAGAATGAATCATTTTAGTATTGATTAATTGTTGAAACTATTTTATCTCTATCCTCTTTACTTAACCACCATCCAACTGGTATATTCATTAACCTTGATTCAAAATAGTCCATCCCTGGTAATTCAATTTTGAAGTCTTTGAACACGCTATATTGATCATTTCTTATATGAACATAATCTGATCCTATTCCATTTTCAGATAAATATTTTTGAAAATGAGTTCTGTCTTCAACGAGAAGAGAGTACATCCAATATGCTGATTGAGAATATTCATTTTGAGGGATTTTTTGTACTTTTGGATTATTTATATTTTGATTATAGTAGATACCATTTTCTATATGCTTGTTAATCAATTCATCAATATATTTTAATTGTTCTAAGCCAATTGCTGCATTTAAATTATTCATGTGATACTTGAATCCACTTTCTGGAATATCTTGTGTCCATCTTTGCATGCCTTTAATGCCTCTATCTAGGCCAAACCATCTTAATTTTCTAATCCTAATTGCATCATCTTTTGATTTACATGCAATTGCTCCGCCATCTGCTGTAGTTAAATGCTTGATGGCTTGAAAAGAAAAGCAAACGAAATCGCTATGATTGCCGATTCTTTTACCCTTGTATTCTGCTCTTAAAGCGTGTGCACCATCTTCTACTACTTTTATTGAATGTTTTTTCGCAATTTCATGTATCTCATCTAATTCTACTGGAAGCCCAGCCCAATGCACAACTACAATTGCTTTTGTTTTTGAGGTAATTTTTCTTTCAATATCTTTTACATCAATATTCCCATTTTCTTTGTTAACGTCTGCGAAAACTAGCCTTGCGCCTAAATTAAAAAATGGTTCATTTGTAGCCATGCAAGTCATAGCAGTTGTGATTACTTCGTCTCCAGGTTTTATGCCTATAATATGCGCAGCCAAAGCTATAGCTGATGTACAGCTATTAACAAGACACATATTTTCATTTCCAATGAATTTGCCAAATTCCAATTCAAATCTGTCTGAATATTCTCCTTCTGTTAAGAAGCCTGAGTCAAAAACTTGCTCTAGTACTTGACCAATGTTTTTAGGTTTATGTAGTTTAAATAATGGTATCATTTGCTTATATTACAGAAGTTCTGTATTTTAAATGTCTTATTGTCATATTCAATATGATGGTCCATTTCAAAGTAAAAATCTAATAATTTTAATTTTAAATTATTGTCCTTGCAGTAATTTTCTAAATATTCAATTGGAAGCTCAACAACATGATAATACAATCCGTTTGGGTCTTTAGAATATAAATTATAACTATCCCCTTTAAATATAGAAAAACCAAATTCTCCACCATTCTCAAATAATGGTTTGCATTTATTTAGTAATTCAAGCGTATCTTCCCAAACTAAATGAGTTAATACGCTTCCAGCAACCATACAATCAACTTTATCTATAATATAATCTAAATTAGAAATATGCCCAATGTATTTTTGCGTATCAAAATCTTTATTTTCAACACTATGCATAACATCTAAACCGTAATACTTAGATTCTGGATATCTATTATTAAGAGATATGGCCAAAGTTCCAGGATTTCCACATCCATTATCAATTAATTTTACATCATTCTTTAATTTGTCTTTTACAGAATACAGTATCATACTTTCCCATCTATGTCTATCTGCATGTGAATATGGTGGTGCGCTATTCTTTTCTGTATGAGGACTTGAATTATTAATAAATTCTTCGAGAGGAAGATCCATCATGATGATAATTTTATATAATCAAACATTTTCTTAATTCCATCTTCAAGTTTAATTTTAGGTTTAAATTTTGTAATTTTAATTGTTTTAGATATGTCTGGGCATCTTCTGAGAGGTTCATCTGATGGGTAAGCGTTTGGATATGGAATTAATTGAGAGCAATCGTTGCTTCCCAAAGACTTATAAAATAGTTTAGCTAATTTAATCATTGAAATTTCTGGATTTGGATTGCCTATATTATAACATTCTCCGTTTTTTCCATTTAATAAAATCTTTAAAAACATTACCATAGAATCTGCTATATAGCAAAATGTTCTTGTTTGTTTTCCATCTCCATAGATTTTAATAGGTTCATTTTTTATGAAACTTTTAACAAAATTAGGAAGAACTCTTTTATCGTTTACGTCCATAAATGGTCCATATATATTAAATGGTCTTACTGTTTTAATTGGAGTTTTAAACTTATTAAAATAAACATACCCTAACGTTTCTAAAACTTGCTTGCCTATATCATAACAGCTTCTATTACTTGTGGTTGGTATAGAGCCTATATATGTCTCTTTTGTAGGTATAGCATCTTTCCTTGGTGTTCCATAAACTTCGCTAGAAGAAAATAGCATGATGCTTTCTATTTTATATTTGAATGATAAATCTAGTATATTTTTTGTTCCTAAATAAGATACATCTAAAGTTTCGATAGGAAGCTTTTGATATTTTTCTGGACTAGCTACGCCAGCACAATTTAATACATAATCTATATTTTTAATATTATTGTCGTTTAATTCTTGTTCAAATGGTTTTGTGATATCTATTTTTATCGACTTATGCGTAATATTGTTATCGTTTACTACATGAGACTCTAAGCATATTACTTTTAGAGTATTATTTAAATATTTTTCATTTAAGAAATCAAAGATTTGAACGAACCATCTACCCAAGAAACCACCGCTTCCAGTAAGTAGGATTGTCTTATTTTTAAATTTAGATACGTCTTTCTTGCCTAAGTTATCTACTATATATTTTAAATCAGATTCTAAATTCATATATTTGATTTTTTCATTTTAATACTGATTCCTCTTTGTAGATTATATCTATTTATTTCAAAAAAGCCAAGCTTTTTATATAGATTATGCGCCCTTGTGTTCGATTCAAATACTTCAAGATACAAGTCTCTTCCTTCATATTCAATTTTAATTAAATCCATAAACATTTGGTAGGCTTCTTTAGCATGACCCTTTCCTCTGTATTTGGTATTTATATCAGCCCCAATATATAGCTCATTGTCTTCATTTATGCTTGTTCTAAAATATCCGATTTTTTCATTATTTAATTCTAATATATAAAAATTTGGATTCTTTGATCTGAACCACTCCAAGCTTTGCTCATAACTATAATAGGAATTATCATGAAGGAACTCTCTACATTCATTCCTCGTTTGATTGAAGAATGATACATCGGATTCTTGCATTTTTCTTAATCTAAACATTTGTTAAAATCCTTACTTCGTGCTTAACATGAAATTTTTTTGAATAATTAAAAACTTCCTCTCTGTCTAGACTGCCAACTTTTTCTATAGCATTCAATAGTTCATCTCCAGAGTTTATTCTTAAGCCTCCTGTGCCAACAATTTCTGGATTAGCTCCATTAAAATTAGTTATTACTGGTGTGCCTTTAGTCATAGCTTCTACGGTTGTTCGTCCATATGCTTCATTCATATTTGATAATTGCACTAGACATTTTGCATTTTTAAAAACCTTCTTGTGTTGATCTCCTCTTTTCAGCATACCTCCGTAGTATATATTTTTATTATCTTTAACCGAGTTTAAGACTAGTTCTTCTATTGGTGGATTTCCACATCCATAAATAACGAAGTTTTTTTCTTTAAAATAGTTGGCCAGTTCAATAAATATATTAAGTCCCTTAGCTTCCCATCCCCAACCAAAACTTCCTACCCATAGATAATAATCTTCTGGTTTTAAATTTAAATCATATTCTTGATCAGAAAATCCAGTATAACACCAAAATGAACATTTTTTATCGTCTTCTGATCTTACCCAAGTATTGTATTGGTTTTGTGAAATGAATCTATACTTTATATTGGGATTATAAATTAACTCTTTATTCTTATCTCCACTATCATGTCTAGTTGTTATTAATTTACAGTTTCCTAGATTTTGATCATTAAGAAGCTCTTGTTGTTGAGTTAAAACTAAGTCTGGTTTTTCTGAAGATACTATTTCATTTATTGCTTCTTCGTAAGTTTTATTATTTTTGATTTCATCTTCTTTTGGAAAGAAATCTGCTTCAATTATTTTAAATGGATAATGAATATCATTTTTGTATTTTCTTTTGGGGCAAATAATAAAAAAATCTTTATTTGCCTCATGCAATCCAACCGCTAAATTTTCAACGCAGGATTGAGTTCCACCATTCCCATAATGAGGGAAAATATTTTTTGTATCATTAGAAATTAAAGCTATCTTCATTATAAACCAAAAGTTTGTAGGATTGAATCTTTCCTACTGAGCTCTTCTTCTGAACAAGACTCTGCCTCTTGCATGCGAACTACTCCAACATTTGAAGTGTGCTGTGCTGTTTGTCTAAATTGCCATTGATCTGTATTGTAATCATGAGACGTTACCATAGCCATATTTTCATCTATAAATCTATATGGTTTATGCTTTACTTGACCATGACCAATAAAAATTGGCGTATCCATTGTAGATATATAAGTGTTTAAGTTTTGTGGAATTTTTGCAGCAAAAAATGGCCCAGATGGAGAGTAGTATCTTTTTATCTCAAAAGTATTAATATTTATAAAATACCCTTTGCTCATCATTACATATTCTATATCTGGATTATTGATGAAGGTTTCTTTGAATTTGATAATTGCATCATTTCTATACATATCATCTGAATCCATCCTTGCTATAATGTTATTTGTTGTATCAAGCTTATTTTCAATTAATGTATTTTTTAATAGAATCAATTTTTCATCATTTAGGGCGTTGAATAGACTAGATGTATAGTCATAGTTAATCTCGTCAATTTCTAGAATGTACTTGTAGTTTTTATCTAGCTGATTACAAACGCTTTTATATGTAAAATTCTTCCATATATTAAACCTATTGTCTATCCATGATTTTTCAATAACATGAGGATACATGGAGTTCCTACCTCTTACATTAAAGCAAGACCAAAAATAAAAGTTAAAATTACTCATATAATAGTATTATAATAGTTAGTTTCTTTGATTTTATCTATATTTAAATCTGGAAATGTATACCCTTCGACCTTTAAGAATTGCTCTATTTGGTCTTTGCCTAACTGCTCTATTTCCTTATAGTCTTTATTTTCTTTTGCCCAATCGGTACTATATTCTTTGCCGTTAGTTATAGCTGTTTTAATTTTCCTGTACTCTAGCCGTTTTTTACCTAGTTCATATTCAAATGAAGAATTATTGATTTTTGCCGCTTTTTTATATTTTGGAAATGAAAAATGTGATATATAGTATTCTTCATATATTGAATTCAAAGGAACAATTTGATTGCCAGACTTGGAGCAGAATAATGAATTTATTTTATTGAAGTCTAAGTCTAATACTTCATGTAATGAATTTTTATATTTAAAATCAATTTTATTGTTTATCAAGCAAATGTTTGGTTTGAACGGTTCATAATATATAAAACCATTAATTAAACAAGTTTTTTTAGGAGGTAGTTTAAAGCATGGCTTATCAAAGTCCCAAAACTCTATATACGGAAACATGATAAGATCGTATTCTTTCAGACTGTTTAAGTCGTTTCTTAATTTATTTATTAAATTAACTGATGGAAACTCATCAATATCTAGCATCCATAAGAAATTAGAGTTATGCTTTTTTGATTTTTCTATTAGAAAATTTCTAGCTTCTGAAAAGTTGCTATTCCATGGTATTTCAAAAAGCTCAATACCATTATGCTTCTTAATCTCTTCTATTGTTCCGTCTGTGGAGCCAGTATCTCCAATGATAATATTTGAAACAATCTCTGATTCTTGAAGTACTTTTATCCATTGAGATATTAATGCTATTTCATTTTTACAAATCGCTGCCACTGTGATCATATTATAAATCTTTTATAAACGTAGTTTCTACTTCAAAAAATTTAAACAAATCCCTTAATGTAATCTGGAGTCTAGAAAAATTAAAATCGGTCCATTTGTTTTGATTAGTTTCTCCATCTACATGAGAGTGCAGAATAAGGATTCCATTTGTTAAATTATTAAAATTTATTTGATGTTGAATATCATAGGTATTGGTTGAGTCTATAACCTTCGCTCGCTGTGAAATATTTTTATACATATCTATATGTAGGGGATGAGGATATAGGTAATCGAAATTCTCTGATATAGCCTTAAGAGACTCTGGATTAAATTCCCAGCCTGGCATTTTCCATCCATGAATAGTTTTTTTAAAAAACTTTAAAGACTCTTTTATATCTTTGCATCTCATTATCGCGTCATTATAATTCATCCTAGCAAACTCTTTGTAATCTTCGCCTTGGCTTGCGTTTTGAAAATCATGAAAAAAACCATGTCCCGCAACTTCAATAAATTCTAATTCGTCTATAAATTTGCACCAATCTGGAAAAAATTTTAAATCACTTATACCAGATAGATTTGCTGGAACAAATAGCGTACTCTTGATTCCGTATTCTTTATATATCTTATATAGTTTAGATAAGAAAGGATCATCTAAAGATGCGTTTACATTTTTAGGACTAATATCGTCAACAGATATTGCTAGTTTCAACTTGTTCATTCTACTACGCCCTCCCCAAAGAAATTGTATTCTAATTCTTTTTTTACTTCTTCTTTGTCTTTTTCTGACCAATCAAAATCAAAAACTTCTTTTCCGTATATTGGATAATTTTCCCAGTTAAAATTTTTAAATGCAAATGTATTGCTGTTGTCTCCAATTTCCCCTATGTATTTTAAATTATTTGTATATGTAGATACCTTGTATTGATTGACTAATAGCATTGATGAGTCTGTAGCTTTATCTTGGCTAGTTATATTCATGCCTTGACCTAATCCCTTTTTTCTCCAAAAATCTATTATTGGTTGATGAGGTCTATTTTTATAAATCGAAGGAAGCAGTTTATAGTATTCGTACAATGTAGGTTTTATTTTTTCGTATTTATTAGCCCACATACCCATAGCATATGTATGAGAGCATGCAATTAACTTTGATTTATTTTTATCTTGATTATCTAACGTGTTTAGATTATTGTTCCTTGTGGCTGCTCCAGCGAAGCAGTTTATCATTCCAACGTTTTGGTCGTCTTCCAGCTTGTCCATTAATCTATCAAGCATAGATAAGTAATATGGTTCTATAACTAAATCGTCCTCTATAAATATTGCTCTTGAGTGTTCTTCAAATACTACTTCTCTTGCTTTTTTTGTATTAAAGGCTATACCGATATTATCTTCTTCTTGAAATATCTCGCCATTAGGAAAACAATTATTAAATGACCACTTTACAGTATTTATATTAAATAGATCTTGTTGCGTTTTTGGTCCATCAATAAACAAATAAACTGGTCTATCATCTACTTGAGAAGCTATACTATTACATGTTTCGTAAAAGTAATTGGGTCTATTGAAAGCTATTAAGACTATAGGTGTTTTTTTCATTTAAATATGTTGATTATCTCTGTAAAATTCAATAAGTTTAAATCATTTATTTCTATATTTTTTTGATTTTTAATACTTAAATAAAGATCTTTATTTAAAGACGCAAAATCTAAAGACTCCCAAGTGTCTATAAGATAGACTGGAAACTTCTCAGCAATCTTACTCGATATGTAATTTTTTGTCAATACTGGAATAGCTCCACAATATAGCGCAAGCCATGTTCTATGACAATCTACTCCTGCTCCTGTTGGCGACAAACAAAAATAAGAATTTTGTAGATCTTTGATGAATTCTTCTCTTTTAAATAAATTAAATGTATTATTATAGATATTTTTAAATTTTAATATATTAGCTAAAAGCTTTCTTTCATTAAAAACATTGTAAGGTATACTTTCTTGAAAGTTTATCAAAAAATTAATGTTTCTTTGTTTATTTAAATATTTAGCTTTTTTGAGTATTGGATGTAAGCCTATCCTTGGACATTCAGTTCCTATTGGTATATAGGATATTTTTTCATGTTTTATAAAACAATTTTGAGCATACCAATGTACTATATTCTTACTATTTAAAACATCATTTATTGATATTCCTTGCCTATTTATAAAAGTTTCGCATATTAGGGAGTCACTTTTATGAGTTATCAAATTGCATCTAATATTATTTTTTTCAATAAAATGCAAAAATTCTGCTAAAAAATGAGGATTAACAAAAATATAGTCGTTATTATTATTATTCTTATAAACTACAAATTTATTATGTTCAAATAATTCCTTTGGTTGATCTTTAGGTACATATACTCCACCTTCAAATTTTAAATACCCTTCGTCAAAAACAAAAGATGCGTTTTCAGCAAAGTATTCGCCGCAAATATAATTCATGCTTTATCCCAAAGTTTCAAATTGTGTTTTTTTAGCTTCGTGGATCTTTGATCAAACTGCTCTAATGTCATTGCTGTTTCATGTTTTTTACCAGAAACAGTTTCCCAGTGCTTATTCCAAAAATTTTTATTCCTAATGATCCTTTTTTCAAAATCTAAAAACCCAAGATGAAAAACAAAAATAGCTTCTTCTTCAAGCCATTTAAAGTAATCTTCATCGTTTTCAAAATTTGCATATATCTTAGGTGTATTTACTAGATTTCCGAATTGGTCTAATAATTCACATGTATCGCTTTTTTCTCTATCAATTTTACCATTTTCTAATTTAGCGAAATTAACTGCTCCTCTGTGTAAATTTTCTTTATGTAAGTACCATTTAAAATTTTTATTTTTATTTGGGTCTGCTTGAATATATTCTAAACTTTTCCATATATCTATGCTTGGAATTAAGAATCCGTATATCATTGGGTATTCGTACATCATTTTTGCTGCCCGAATCCATCTGTCTTTATGTCTTGTTGGTATTCTTTCGTCTAAGTCTAATCCTATTTTATATATATTAGAAGTTTTTTGAAGAGCTGCATTCTTAATTTTACCATCAAGTAAAGGATCTGAATAATCAAAATCTGCAGAAACTATTTTTAAATTATTAAACTTTTTCTCTAGACTTTTGAATGCTTCAAAAGAATCATCTTCAGATTTATTTACTGCTATTACCACTTCCTCTGCAAAGTTACAAAAGTTTTCAACTGCTGATTCGTAGTCAAAAGAATTCTTGATTACATTAAATGCTGAACTATAAATACTAAACATTTTAAACTTCCAATTCCCAAGTCTTCTTGTCTTTTTGAATAGCTTCAAAATCATGCTTCAATACATGCCATCTATAAAAAGTTTTTAAAATTTCTTCTTGCTTAATCATTTGCACAAATTCTGGATCTTTTTTCCATTCATCTTTGGATAAGTATGTTTTTAATGATTCTATTGTAAAATCTAAGTTTAATTTTAAATTGCAATATAAACGAAATTTTTGTCTATTTGTTTCAGCTTGAATAAAGCCTTCTCTATCATTTTCTCTACCCATCAGTAAATGATTTGATCTTGGGTATACATAATAGTATTTTAGGAAGTGATCTATACAATTCCATATTGGTCTATTTCCTTCTCCATCTCTTAATCTCCAAGTATGCTCTTTATCTTTTTCGCTAAAGATATTTACGAGATCTATTTTGTTGTCTCTGCAGTTCATCAACCCCCAATGTGGTGATCCAGCAAAATACATATCGTCATAATATTCGAAAGCAAAACCTTTGCCATAATTAAAGACAGAAGAAATTCTATTCTTTTTAAAGTCTTGAACCATTGCTCTTAATCCTTTAAGCCAATTTTCATTAAATCTTTCTCTGCTGTCTCTAATAAAGAACCAATCACCAATCTTCATTGGTCCCTGTCTTAAGAATTCGTTCATTTGAAAGTCGTGATCATTTGTCCAATTCCTATGGATAATTTTACCATCTTTTTTTCTTGATTCTAGTAGTTCTTTTGTTCCATCTATTGATCCTCCATCAACAAAAATCAATCCATCAAAATGCTCGTAAATTGAAGTTAACTCTTTAATATTATCTAGATCATTATGAGTAACTCCGCAAAGATAAATTTTATTCATTATTAAAGTCTTTCATATCATAGGGTCTTTCCCAACATTTAAAAGTATCTTTGGAATGATTTACTGGTATTGCGCCATTTTCCCATTGATTATTTAGTATTTTATTCCATTCTTCATCAGTCAAATTAAAATTTGGCCATCCATCATATCTATCTCTTAATGGTTTGATTATCCATAATTGCTTTGTATCTGTGAAATGCATTGTTTCGCCCCCACAAGGAAACTGTCTATATGATATTTTTCCATTATTTCCAAAAAGTGGTGGGTCAATTGTTATAAACTCTAAGTCATTTTTAGCAATATAATCTTGTAAAGCTCTTTCTGTCCATTTTTGATTAGCATATGGTCCAGGTCCACCAATTGCATTTGGTATCTTATTATATGTATTTTTATTTATGAAATGGGCCCTTTCTGAGTATTTGCCATTTCCTTGGTTTCCAGCAAGATCAATATATAAATTCTTATCGTTTATTTTAGATATATATAAATCAATTTCATTCTCTTTTAATTCGCGTACCATGAATTGATCGCATTGTACATAAAATACAAATTCGCAATCTATATCAAAATCATTAAATAACTCTCTTGTGCCTAATCCACATCCATTATTGTTTTTTCTTAATATTAATTTGTCTATTAAATTGTTTTTATAGTAGTCATAAACATAGTCTTGTTGTCCACCATTAGACAGATATATTATATTATGATTAAATTTAGCGAATTTTCTTATGCTTTGTAAGCATAGCTCGCTCTCTTTTGGCCTATTATAATCTAAAACAAGGAAATTAAATTTCACTAAATATAATAGTATCTTCTAAAGATAAAGTCTATTATATTAACTTAAATTTTTGTGTCCATCCAGAGTTTAATTAACTTCTTTATGAATGGTTTGTCTTTGATGAACTCTGCTATTTTCTCTCCATAAGAAATGTAAAAATCTTTGAAATATTTTGGAGCAGAAAAATCTAAGTAATCTCTGAACAGCAACCACGAAGGATTATTATATCCGTAGACTTCTCTTGCTACCCAGCATCTTCCTGGTGGCTGACCAGTTCCAGGACCTGGAGCTGGTGCGGGTGTTGGGGTAGGAGTTGGACCTGGAGTTGGTGGATTTGGTGTTGGGGTAGGAGTTGGAGTTGGAGTTCCAGGAGGAGTTGGCGCTGGTGAAGGGCCTGGAGTTGGGGGCGTACTTGGAGAAGAAGTTGGAGTTGAAGGCTGTCCTGCTGCTGCGGCTGCAGCAATAGCAGCAGCAATAGCAGCAGCAATAGCTAACGCGTTAAGTATGTCTGAAAGAGAAGGACCGTCATCTCCGTCACCATCTTCATCTCTTTCGTCTTTATCGTCTTTGGGATCGCTAGGCTTAGTTGGAAATGCTGGTTCTGGCTTTGGATCTACTTTTCCAGGACCTGTAGGTAACTCGCCATCTGGACCCCATCCTCCGTCATCGGCCATATTATAGTCTCTCTTTCATACCAGAGATTTACACTTAAATTTTTGTATCCATCCAAACTTTGATTAGATTCTTAAGAAACGGTTTGTCTTTGATGAACTCTGCAATTTTTTCTCCGTAGGAAATGTAAAATTTCTTAAACCATGTTGGGGCAGAAAAGTCTAAGTAGTCTCTGAATAGCAACCACGAAGGATTGTTGTAACCGTAAACTTCTCTTGCTACCCAACATTTTGGTGGTGGCTTACCAGTTTCAGGATCTGGAGCTGGTTTGGGTGATGGAACAGGAACTGGATCTGGTTTAGGGGTGGCTGGAGCAGGTTGTGCTGGAGTTGTTGTGCCTGGCGATTTTGGTGCAGGACTTGCTGGTTCTGCATCTTTATCTGGAGCTTTATCTGGAGCAGTCGTCGGGGGAGAAGCAGGTGCTTTTGGCAGGAGTGGGCCAATAAAAGGTGCTGCAATAGCCCCCGCAATAGCAATATAACCTATAATTTCTCCTGGGCTTGGACCAGTATCTTGGTTTCTTCCATTAGCTTCATCCATGGCATCTTCAGCTGCTTCGTCTCTGTCGTTTTTGGCGTTTTCCTTTGGATCTCTGTTTGTTGGAAATGCTGGTTCTGGCCTTGGATCTACTTTTCCAGGACCATCAGGTAGCTCGCCATCTGGACCCCATCCTCCGTCTCCCATATTATACTCCAGTCTCTACTGGATTTTGCGGTGCGCCTCTAGGCGCTGGACTAGGGCATTGTGGTTGAGGTTCGTTAACTTGATTTATCATATACTTTTGTATCTGGATTTAGTTTCCACTTTGAATTTGTTGTTATTCCTAGTTTTAGAATATCTCCTACATTTTGTTTGAATGCATCTGATGATACTAATGATATTCCTGTAATTTTAGCAGTATATGTGCTTTGATCTAATGGCGCTGTGTGAGCGAATAAATAAAAATTAGCTGGTAATATAAAAGTAAAACCACTCTCTAAATAAAAGTGATTTATTCCACCGTAAAATCCATTTCTTTGTTTTGCTGCTTCATTATATATAAAGAAGTTTGGATGATTTTGTGTTGAGGCATAAACTTTATCTGTTAAATAGCCATAATTCTCAGAAAGATAATCTTGAATATCTTGATAGAACTTTGTATAAACTCCGCTCTTGTAAGTTGCATCTCCAGAATTATTCTTGAAAAATCCTGTTTCATTTATAGATTTAAATATTCCAGAATTTCCAGTTATACTGTAATATTTTACAGATAGAGTTTCATTTTGAAAGGCAGTGGCGTCGTTTTTTAATCTGAAATATGTGCTTACTGTTCCTGCTTGAATTACGTTTCCATCTCCTGTTTTTCTGCTATCAAACAGCCCGCTATTTAAATATTGAGGTCTAAGGTCAACTATATTATTTTGCATCCAATTAATTGTGTTTCCTGTAAACGCATATCCAGAAACACTCAATGGAATCATTCCTTGACTATAATATATATCACCAGTTTGAGCTACTTGAATTGAGTTTTGTTCTTTAAATTTATTTAAAGATTGTTTAAGAGAGAGACTTCTATCAATTTTATTAACGTCTTCTCTTTTTGTGAAATTTCTTAAGGTCGGAACTTTGTATAATTTTGATGTTCCAAAATTAACTTTGAAAGTCAAATAGTTGCTAACTGTTAAAGGGAGACTTGCTTCAGTTATGAATGTAACATTATATTGTAAGCCTATATTTACTGGAGTTCCACTTGGAGTTAAAGATACTTGAAAATCATCTGCTGTAGCGTTAACAACATAATAATTGATTAATTCTTTTAATGGTTCTGATCCTGAAGGAGGATTTCCATTTGTTTGTCTTATTTTTGAAAAATTAACTATTGAATTATTAAATAATAAATGATTTGCCTTAACTATTTTATCAGAAGCGGCAATAGTTTGACCACTTAAAGTTTTTGTTAAGCTCGGTTGATGATCATCTTTTACTTTTGAATGTACTACATAAAAATTATCTATTCTCATTGCATGTATATCAAAATTATTTATAGTCAAATCTGTTCTATTTTTGTTTGCTGCAAAAACGTTTGGATCTGTTTTTACATCAATAGCTAATCTGTAAAATTCTTCAGTTTTATCAACAAAACTTAAATTTTGTCTGAGTCCATATTTTGAGGAACTAATGCCGAATTGAGTTCCTTGGTCTGTGTTTGCTGTTATTGTTTGCGCTTGATTTAAGTATGTAATTTTTCTAATAGTTGGAAGGGTATAGCTTTTTATATATATACTTTTAAAACTTTTTGCAGAGTATGCATTAATTTGTTTAACAATCCAAGGAAGAAAACTAACTAATTTGTCAGAATTAATTTCATTCTTATAAATAACATATAGTGGTTCAATCATGGCCAATATGTCTGATGACCTTGGGTTGCTTCCTTGCCTTTGATAGATAAACTCAGAAACAAAATTTTTGGGAATTAATAGATTATATGTCCAACTTCCGTAACCGTCACAAGAAATTACTGATGCTGGATCGGCTTTGGCTACATTAGTCTCTTCAAAAGAGGGAGAAAATCCATTTTCATAGGTTAATTCTAAATCATCGCCTTTTCCAATTTTGACTTCGCAATTATTTTCGGCTTCTGAGTTGTAATAATTTTTCTTTCCAGGTATTTTAGGAAATCCATTAATTCCAGCAAATAGTGTTTCTATCATATTCTTTGTTTACACATAAAAATTAAGTAAAAATCTTTAAAATTGGACGCGGAGAGAATCGAACTCTCGTCTTTTAAATAAGGCGATCAAAATACTACAAGTTTAGTTGTTTCTGTTTTTAACCTTATGCCTATAAACAACAAGTACGCTAAGGCGATTTTATCTTTAATACTCAATATAAATAGGATAAACAAACTATTAATAATAAGACATCTAATTACGCAATATCCCAATAGATGCATCAAGGGTATCACGCTGTAACTTAAGCTACAGAAGCGGCCTCTTCAACAAGAGAAACTCTTGCTGAAAGATGACCTTTATATTTTGCTGTTTTGGCAGTTAATATAATTAAAACTTTTTAAAGAGACCCGTTTTAACCTCTACTTGCATTTTAATTCCATTTTTTAAAATCGAAACCATTACGCGCCCAATGAGAAAGAACTATCTTACGATAAATATATTATACATTTTTTAATAATTTTTGACAATCTTTTTTGTAAATAAAATTAAATTTAATTCTTTTGCCGTTAATATCTGAAATTATTTGAGGGATAGCGATGCATGGATATTCATTTGGTAGGTCATAAACATTCTCATCATATATATTATAATATTTTGCACATTTACTTGAGTAAACAATCCATCTGGCTTTATTTTTTATAATTTCCATTTCTATTTATTATCAATAAAATTTGACAAAATGACAAAAATATCGTAATATAAATCAACATAGTTCCCAATTAGAGCAGTTTGTTGATGTCAAACAATCAACTATCAATCCCTTGAGATAGCAATGTCATAAGGGCTGACAACTATTAAAACCTTTATATGTACATTATATGGCTAATAAAGGGAATGTAGCTATAGGCATCGCAGAATGTAGTGATCGAAGCTACCTCTGATCCGTAAGTGCGATGGCCCGTTTACTGCTGAGATAGCGGTAAAATTTGGAGTCAAAAGAAAAGTTGGATTGATAAATAAAAACTTCATATAATATATTTCATATGGAGGTAAAGCCCTTTTGGATATCAAAGAAAAGTTAATATTATGAGAGAAGTAATAGATATAAATAATATATATCCTTCAAATGCTGAAATTAAGAATTTTAAATTAATAAAAGCTACTTGGGGAAAAAAAGACCATGATTATTGGACACCAAAAGAAGATCCTAAAGATAAAGATTTATATCCTCTTCATTGGATATATAGAAAAGAAAGTGAACAAGATATTGGAAAAGATTATATAGCTTTAGTACATAAAGAGTACGGAACAATGATGTCTAGTCATGCTAGTGAGATTGTTTCATGTAAAGATTTTTTAGATCAATCTTATGGAGACATTTTGAATTTTGGTTTAGGATTAGGTATAGTTATATTTCCATTACTAGATGATCCTACTGTAAATTCTATAAAAATAGTAGAACTCGATAAAGAGTTAATTGAATTAATATCTCCGTATATAAAAGAAAGAGACATCCATAATAAAGTCTCAATCGTACATGGTGATGCTTTTACATATTATAGAGAGCTAAAAGAAAAATTTGATACTATCTTTTTTGATATTTGGCCGACTTTATATAGAAAAACTATAGATGAAATAGAATATCTTCATAAAGTTTATAGTGAAAATTTAAAAACAAAAGAAAGCTTAATGCTTTCATGGTGTTATAATGATATGAAAAAATATTTTAATCGTTAAAAGATTGCAATATTGAATTTATTTTTTATTTAAATGACTTTGTACTATATCAAAATTACGATCTAACTTAGCTTCAATTCTATCAAAATAGACTTCAAAAGATTCTTTGGTCATGTATGTTGTGCTAACTTTTAATGCTAAATCCGCTAACTCTTGCTGATGTTTTCTAGATTCGACTTCTAATTCTCTTCTTAAAGTAATAAAATCACTAAACGTCTTATCGTTTATATCTTTCATTAAGTTCTCTTGTTTATCAAAAAGAGAAAATACTCTAGTAAATAGCCATCCTCCTAGAAAAGAAAGTGCTCCTAAGACCAAATTAAATATAATTGTAATATCTAAATTCACATAGATAATTACACATTATATATACTATTATAGTTTTAAATCAGAGAAATCTTTGTCTTCAATATCAGTTTTCCTTGCTCCTACTTTATAACTTGATATCTCTGTTTCTTGTGGTGCAACTTGTACTTTACTACTATCTAAGTAACTATCATGCCAACCAGCAATAGGATTATCTTTTTGATTAAATATCTTCTTGTATCCTAAACTTCTTAATCTACTATCACAAAGCCACTTAGAGTAGCCATCTAGGACATCAGCATTTAATCCAAGTAAACTGCCATTACTGAAGAGATACTTAGACCACTCACTTTCATTCTTTGCTGCCTGCTCATAGAAAGCGTAGATCTTATCTTCATTTTTCTTTACGAGAGAAGTAAAACCCTCTTTATCTTCATCACGAAGTATCTTTAATAGATTTTGAGACACGGCAAAATGTAAAGCCTCATCTCTTTGAATGAATTTTATAATTTTAGAATTACCTTCCATTTTACCACGATATCCAAAATAGAATGAACAAGCAAAAGAAACATAAAACACAAGACCTTCCATTACATTAATAGAAAGAATCGCATCAAAAATCTTTTGTTTAGGGTCTTTCTTATCATCGCTACCAAGAATTTTATCAAAATTATCTCTAATTAATTGAGCGCGACTTGTTATTTCTTTATCTTCCATTATGCTATCAAAAAATTTTGTAGGATCTGGATGAACATTATTCAAAAGATAAGAATAAGAATAACTATGGATACCTTCAAATTGAGCCCAAGTATTCATACAAATTTCAAGCTCTGGATTACTTACATAATCTTTAAGGCTATGAATACTTCTAGAAAGCATACTGTCCCCAAGAGTTTGAAATCTTAAATTACTATCAAATACAAACCTTTCTGTATCAGTTAAATTCTTATAATCGCTTCTATCTTTTCCTAAAGCTATTTCGTGAGGCCACCAAAAGTTTTCATTTTGTTTTTTGAATAACTCGAAAAATATTGGATATTTAAACCTATCGTATCTTTGTAAATTTAAATCTTCACCAAGAAACAATGGCTGTTTAGTAAAATCTATATTTTTAAAATTTAATACACTTTTCATAATTTGCAAGCTCCACTAGCGCAGTCATCTTCTTTCTGTGTCATAGACTGCTCTTTATCACCATCGTCTGTATTATTATAATACAAACTAATTAATCCAAGGCTATAAGCATACATTATCTCTTTCATAACTTTGCTATCTGGTAATATATGGTTATCATAATGACTATAATTATAGTATACATTAGTAGAAATAGCCATATCAATATATTTTTGAATCACTGCGTTAATTTTCAATAAACCTAAATTATCTTTAAAATCAAAAGCTAATTCATAATTATGATCATACTTTCCAATTCCTGGAACCATAACTGGAAGCTTGCCCATTTTGCTGGTTTTATAAGTGATAAGACTACGAATAGGTTCAACTCCATTTGTGGATGATTGAATTACAGAACTACTCTCGCAAGGCATACAAGAAGATAATGTGGAATGCCTTAAGCCAAATTCTTTGATATCTTTTCTCAGCTTTTCCCAATCAAGTGACAGTTTTCTTTTAACTAATTCATCTACTTTATCTTTATATGTATCTATTGGTAGGATACCTTTAGAGTATTTTGTGTTTTCAAACTTTTCGCATTTGCCTTTTTCTTTAGCTAACTGGCAACTGCTTTTCAAAAGATAATACTGAAAATGTTCCATCCATTCATCTATTGCTGGAAGAGATTTATCTGAATTATATTTTAATTCATTTTTAGCAAGAAAAGCTGCGAGATTGGTAATTCCAACTCCAAGGCTTCTACGTTTTTTAGCAAAATTTTCAGCAGCAGTATTAAAGTAGTCTTGAATATCTATAATTTCTTCAAGGAATCTTACGATCAAATCACAAACTTTTTCTAAATCTTGCCAATTTTTTATTTCTAGCATATTAACAGCCGAAAGGATACACATACCAATTTCTGCATCTTTATCATGGTAATCGTTAAGTGGGATTGTAGGATGGATGACTTCTGTGCAAAGATTACTCATGGTGACTTTATCAGACCATGCGCCATGATTATTAGCATGATCTACATTTAAAATATAAATTCTTCCAGTTTCGACTCTTTCTTTAATAATTAAAGAGAATAATTTTCTGGCAGATATCTTCTTTTTAATTTTTAATTTTTTAGATTCACACTCTTTATAAATCTTATCAAAGTCTTTTGTTCCCCAAGCTTGATAAAGTTCTGGTACTTCAACAGTATTAAATAGTACTACGTCTTCGTCTTTCAAAACTCTATCATAAAATAATTTACTCATCCCAACTGTATAATCAAGTTTACGAACACGATTATCATCTGTTCCAGCGTTATTTTTCAATACAATAATATCTTCAATTTCATAATGCCACCATTGTATATTACAAGTAGCACTTCCACCTCTTAAACCATTTTGTTGCCAAGCTTTCACGCTACTCTCATAAATTTTTAAGAATGGAATTAAACCAGTATGAACGACTTCTCCGTTTTTGATTGGTGCGCCAATTGCTCTAATCTTGCTAACATCAATTCCAATACCACATCTATTAGCTGTAGCCATACTAACCGCAGTAGCACTAGCAGTTATACTTTCTCTTGTATCGTCTACTCCAATTAAACAACAACTTGCATAATTTTTACTAGAAGTTCTTACTCCTGCCATGATTGGAGTTGGTAAATTTATCTTATGCTTACTAATAGCATCGTAAAATTTTCTAACGTAAGACAACCTAGTTTCAGTAGGATAATTAATAAATGCATATGCAGAAATTAATATATATGCAAATTGTGGAGTTTCATAAATCTGTTGAGTAGTTCTATTTTTTATTAAATATTTATCACATAATTGTTTTATACCAGCATAGGTAAAGATAAAGTCTCTTTCGTGATCTATAATTTCGCCTAGTTTGTTTATTTCATCTTCTGTGTATTTTTCTAAGATAATTGGGTCATAGATTTTATTCTTTAAACCATTATTTATAAATTCAGAAAGTCTTGGAGCATGTTTACCCTTCCAAACATCTTTTCTTAATTGATAATTAAGAAGCCTAGCTGCAACATATTGATAGTTTGGTTTTTCTATGGAGATTAAATTTGCTGCACTTTCAATTAATAAACTATGAATCTCTTTTGTATGAACTCCATCAGTTATATTAATCTTAGCGTTAATTTCTATGTCTGTTAAACTTACTCCGCTGTATCCATCTATAGCCCAATTAATTACCTTGTTAATTTTTTCTATATCAAATTTTTCAGTAGTGTTGTTTCTTTTTTTAACGTTCATTTTATAGAGTAGTGATTGCTCTATATTACAGTGTTTTTAAAAATAAATAAAGAAAAATAAAAAAAAGTTAAACGAAAAATCAATCAGTTTTTTTTGGGTGTACTTTGCCTTTTCTTTTCTTAGACCAATCCTTGTAATACTTTTCTTTTACTGGGTCTTTACCATAGATTTTTCTTCTTTTCTCTGAAAGTTCTTCGCTTCTGTCCCACAAATCGCCCATGCTATCTTTTTTATTCTTAGTAAATTCTACAAAATCTTTTTGAGAAGAGGTAGCTTTTAACTGGCCTTGAGTATTTATTTCTGGTGCAGTAAAAACTCTATGCCATTTTAATCCATTTTTATCAACATAAAAATGATCTTCATGAATAGATTGAACAATATCTATTACTTCTTCGGTTTCTGGATTTATATAGCTATAAAAAGGCATTAAATTACAAGTTTAGATATATTCTCTGCGAATTTTTCAGAAGAAAACTCTGTTTGAAGTTTTAACCCTTCTTGATTGACTTTAGAAATTCTTACTTTTTCTATAGCTTTTTCACAAGCACTGATAAAATCATCTTCGCTAAAGTCGTAGATATTTCCTTGATTAAATGGTTGATTTCTCTGAAAAAATACATTATCACAAGCATCTATTTTACAGTTAGGATTTACTAAAATAGAATTTTCCTCATTTGCCCAAGACTTATATCCGTGAGCATTCATAATTACTCCATGTTTTCCTAATGCTACAGAATGAAATTCTGGTAGTCCCCAACCTTCTCCACCGCTTAATCCAATTATAATATCGCTGCTATTAAGATAATCATTATAAATCTTATTTTGAGACATAAAGCCCAAAAAAGAAATATTAAAATAGTTCTTTCCTTCTAAAGTATTCGAGAGTAAAGCTGTCTGATCTTCAGGTTTTAAAAATGGATTAAATATGGAACATTGTAGTGAATATTTCTTATTGTTACCAAATTTATTAGCCCAAGCTTTTATTAATTTTAAATGGTGTTTTCTTTTTTCTAATTTTCCAGTTAAATTAAATACGATTCTATCGTCATCAAAATACTTCTTATCTACTTTATTGAAGTTATATTTATCAAAAGCTAATGGAAGGTATTCTACATTAGAACATCCAAAAGTTTTAAACAAGTCTACTGTTTCTTTAGAAGAGAAAAGGACTTTATGGTTATTCTTGATAATATTTAGTTCAATTTTAGTTGGAGAATCTAATTCGTAAAAACTAAGAAGAACCTGTTTGTTAGCGAAACTTTCTAATGAGCCATTTAAATGCCATAATTTAAATATAGTTGAATGTCTATCAAAGTCATTTAAAGCTGAACCGATACCTTGGTTTAAAAATTCTCCAAACTCCTTTGTTAAGGAATTTTGGGTGCTCAAGTCTACATTACCTATCGGAAATAGATTGATATCTTTTTTAGATTCAAACAGTTCCCTTAGTAGTAATGTAGATAATTGGCCAAAACTTACAGAATTAATCGGTAAATTAAGATTTAACCTCATAGGAGATCATCTTCGACTTCTTCTACCACTGGTTTAGATTTTTGAACGATCTTTGCAGGAGTTTTTGGAGCGACTTGATCAGAAGACTTTGGTTCCATAGGTTTTGAAACATATAGTCTATAGTCTGGAGCCTTTTCATTAGTCTTCTTGCTATTAGCGAAAACAACGACATCAATCCTTTGCCCATCATGGTCATTAATATAACCAGATAGGAATGATAATCCTGTTTTACTTTTCTTCTTCCATAATGCACCAAGTTCATTTTGGTTTTTATTTGTATTTTGAGTTGTGTTATTCATATTCGTATATAATACTTCCTTTATTAGATTTTGTCAAAACAATTTTTACTTTGAATCTTATTTTTTAATAATTTTAAAGTCTTATTGTGGATATTAATTACCGTTTGAGTACTTATATTTAAACTTTTAGCTATTTTACTCCAAGCCATCTTTTTATTAGCGCTATTCAAATATCTCATTTTAAAAATCTTGTTAACCCTTTCGTCAGAGCAAGAGTTTATAATATTAAATATATATTCACTAATAGTCTTATGCTCTTCCACGGGTTTAGTATTCTTTTCTATTAAATAATTTAACTTTTCTGTTTCTAGGGTCAAATATCGACTATTTTCGTTAATCGAATTTAAGCATTGATATCTTATTTGATTATAAAGCCATGTAGAAAATTTAGAGTTCTTTTCTTCATCAAAAGATAATGCAGATTTATAAACGACATAATCTTTTTGTTGAATTACGTCTTCCAAAAAAGCTCCAGAAGCTTGAAGTGGAACAGAGTATTTTCTATATAAAGAGTTACATAGTCCAGCATGTCTTTCTATGAGGGTTTTTAAAGAGTCCTCATCATTTTTTTCTTTTATATTTTTAATTAGGATATTATCCGTTTCGTTTTGTATTTTCATATATTATTTTTTATTTATTAAGTATTTCTCGTATACAGCCTTGAGTTGTTTCTGCATTAAATCATAAAGGAAATTTGGATCTTGACAAGTTTCCCAAGATATTGACATATCAGCTACAGCTTTTAATTTATTATCATTAGCTTTTTCTTCTACATTAGCTGGAGGTATAAAACTTCCATCATCTAATTTTCGTGATATATGGATTAATATTCCATCATGAGATTTTAGCCAAGAATATTCATCATCTCGATATTCAATATATCTAACGTCTGTAATTATAGGAAGTACGTTGCTTTTTTGTAAATCTTTAATTTTTGGGTCAAGCAAAGATGTCCAATATTTGCCTTCACTTTGAGATCTCCTGCATTTTCCATAAGCGACCATTAATGGTCTCACCATTTCTTTTTGCTCTATATCGCATTTAAATAAGTCTATTTTAAAATTTTGTTTAGTAAAGTCGTATAGTTCTAGTTTAAGATTATCAGCAAAAGCTAATCGCTCAGATTTTATGTTCTTCTCTTCCAAGTATTTTTTAAGAATAGAAAAGAATGTATCTTTTCCAGATCTAGCAACTCCAGTTAGTCCTATTAACATTATTCACCGCCCTCAGAATAAGTTGTTCCATCGTATGTTGGCCCATTATATTTTTGTACCACGGGTTTGTATGTAGAGTAAGTTGAATAAGTAGTTTTCACTTGATAGGGTTTAGTCTTTAATACTGTACTATTAGATTGGTCTTTTTGAAGAATCACAGCTTTTATTGAAGACGCAGTTGGATTAATATTTTTCTCTTCAAAAGGTCTATTAAAAACTGAACCACGAGAGCCGTTAGTTGAACCATCGTTATATTTATATGTGCTGTAAATTTTATCATTTACTATATAATACTCTGGAAATGGTTTTGAGAATATAGAACCCGCAGATTGATTTGTAGTATAGTGATTGTATTTGTAAGTAGCATATACTTCAATACCTTTGCTAGTTTTAATATAATTATACTCTTGAAAGGGTTTTTGAAATATAGACCCAGGAGATTGATTGGTATCGTAGTGATTATATTTATAAGTATCATATACTACTCCTTGTTGAGCAAATAATGAAAACTTAACAGATGTTATAAGCAAGCCAATTATTAATTTACTTTTATTCATACTTCCTCAATTGTACCCCATAAAACATGAAAATGTCAAGAGAATTCTTATCTAAATGATATTCTTCAGAGTAAATTACTTTTTTTATTCCATAAGATATAATAGAAGTAGCACAAGATGAGCATGGCAAAAGAGTACAAGCTAAAAGATATGGTTTATCTGATTTTTTGATTAAAGATAAAGCGTTGATTTCTGCGTGAATCATATATTTTCTTCTTTTGTCCCTATCTTCCCAAAATCTTTTTTTTAAATTAAACTTGGTAGGTAAACCGTTATATCCTACAGATAAAACTCGACCTTCTTCATTCAATACACAAGCTCCTACTTTTTTATATGGGTCTTCTGACCTTAAAGACCAAACTTTAGCAGTTTCTAATGCAACCTCTTCAAATGATGGTCTGTTTTTCATTTCTTATGATACCAGATTATAGAAATAGAGAGTCCGAAAATTATACAAAATAAATTACAAAAATCCATTTTTGAATTTTATATGTTTTTTGTTTATAAGTCAAGAAAGATCTTGATTTTAAAATATTTAAATGGTAGTATATTTAAATGCAAAAACAAGAGTTCAAGGAAGCGTTAAGTTATGATGATATTTCTTTATTGCCAAACTTTTCAGATATAGTATCTAGAAAAGAAGTTGATACGACTACAAAAATTTCAAGAAACTGTAGCATTAAAATCCCAATGATTTTATCACCAATGGATACAGTCTCTTCAGTTAAATCATGTATTAAAATAAATAAATTAGGCGGGGCTGGAGTTTTGCACAGGTTTATGTCTATCGAAGACCAAAAATCTAAAGCCAAAATGATTAAAGATGAAAGCAACTTCTGTGTGACAGCTATAGGTTTGAAAGATGCAGATGAAAGAATTCGAGCTACTAGTTCATTTACAGATATTTTCTTTTTAGATACAGCAAATGGATTATCTAAAAATGTAGAAGACTTCTTAAGACGGTATAAAACATCTGGATTTTCTCAAGATATTATAGTAGGAAATACTTTGACAAAAGAAAGTGTTTATAGACTAGCTAATCTTAAAGCAGACGGTTTTAGACATTTAATCGGGCCAGGCTCTATGTGCTTAACGCAAGTCAAGACTGGAATTGGATGCCCAAGCTTAACTGGGAATTATTATGCTTGGAAAGCGGTTAGAAATTGGGAGCTTTCTCAAGTTGATTTATTTAAGCAAGATAAACCTAATCCATCTCATAGACCAAGTATCCTTGCTGATGGAGGGATTAGATATCCAAAGGATTTAGTTAAAGCTATCGCAAGTGGATGTGACGCTGTTATCTGTGGTAGAATTTTTGCTGGGCTATCAGATATTGTAGATGATGAAAATATTATAGAAGTTAACGGCAGAAGATTTGCAAAATATAGAGGAATGGCTAGCCAAGACGTTGTTGAAGATTATGACCTACATGACGGAACAAAAAAGAATCTATTTGTAGAAGGAGACAATACTTTAATTCCAATTATTGAAAATAAATCTATTGAAGATATTGTATATGATTTTACTAATGGTCTAAGAAGTGCTATGAGTTACCTTGGCTTTAGAAATATTCAAGATATGCGTGGAGGTCTATGGATTAACACCATACAAGCTGTTAGAAATAGTCCAAATAGTATGTATGAGGGATTTGCTCACGGAAAATAATTGATTTTACTTAATAAACGAGTTATAATACCAAAATGAACAAAGAAAACATAGATAAATTAATGGAAGGCAGTAATGCTTATGCAAGAGCAACAGAATTTAGTCCTATCGTTAGGATTTATCCTAAATTTCCAAGGAACATGGTGTGTCAAGTTTCTGGAAAGAAATTTAAAAACTGCTGTGGGCAGTCTGGTCAAGATTTTTGCGAAAAAGCAAAAGATTCACTAAAAGATCATTTAACCAAAATGGCTCTAGAAAGAGAAATTAATGAAAAAACGAACCAAATCGACAAAACAGAATAAAAAGAAAATAAAATATTACGCTTTAATAAATAAAAACGATAATTTTTTGCATGGCGTTTTCCCTCCATCCGTGGAAGGACTCAAAAAAGCTAAAGAATATCTACTAAAAATAGACGCAGATAACAATTATTATAAAATTAAGAAATTTTAGGGTCTGCAAGGTCTGGGTTGTGGGGAGCTTTAGTCCCTCTTTTAAAGTCTTTCGCAAAATCTCTGTAGATTACCTTTAGTCCTTCCATTGGACTTTTGAATATCTTCTCTTGCTTTACATCGTTTTTAACTATAGCTATATCTTCACTTTTTGAAAAAGAATTATAAGCTATTACCAAGCAAACAGCAAGTGGATCGAACACTATAACTATTAATAAAATAAAAATACGCACAGCGGTTTCAATTTTTAAATTAAATGCCTCTGCGACAAATTTAAATGTTCCTATTTCGCCTTTTGTATTATCGCTTTCTAATTTAATAATTTCTTGAGAAACTTCTGATGCATGTTTTTCTAGGTTTTGTAGGTCTGTTGTGGCGGTAGATATTTGAGAAAACAAACTATTGATATTCTGTTGAGAGCCTGCGATAGTCTTATTTTTACTGTCAAGTAATTTTTGGTCTGTTACTTTTTCTGTTTTTTCTGATGAAAAAAAACCTCCACCAGTAGTCTTAGTCGTGATCACTTCTTGCTTGACGGTTGAATCCAAAGAAGATTGATAAGTTTTTTGAAGTTCAATTAAATCTTTTAATTTGCTTTTATTAAAATCTATTTGGGAAATATAGAAAGATTGTTGACTTTTAAGACTATTAATCTTATTTAAATTAATACTATATTCAGAAAAATTTCTTTGAAAAGCGTCTGACAAGAACCCAAATATACCAAGACTTGTTATCAACATTAGCAAAATAACAGCAGACAACATATATTTTTTTAAAATTGTATTTATCTTATGCCAAGAGCGATAAAGATAACTTGCAGATACTAGTTTTGCGAGCTCCATTGAACCAGCCATAACTGCAACACTCCAAAAACTTGCTGCAAATAAAAGGGCAATTCCTTTAATAGAAAAGAAAGCAGCACAACCCGCCAGAACAAAAGCGGAGAATCCTAATATATATTTAAACATATTAATAATTTACACTTGTATTATAATTATATTTTCTATATAATTGCTTTAATGATTAAAAGCGTTGACATTATTTTTGGATTATCTTGGGGAGACGAAGGAAAAGGAAAAATAAGTAATGCTATATCTAAAAACTATGATGTGGTCTGTCGCTGGAATGGTGGGCCTAACGCTGGTCATACAGTTTATATTAATGATAAAAAATATAAAACTCATATTATACCTTGCGGAGTTTTTCAAAACAAGATTAGCGTAATTGGTCCAAATTGTGTTATCAATATTGATAAATTTTTTGACGAAATAGAATATCTTAAAAAAGAAGGATTCGATACATCATTGATTAAAGTAAGCCCCAGAGCTCATATTATTACAGAAAAGCACATTGAGTATGATCTTAAATTTTTGAAACCTAAACTTGGCACAACTGGACAAGGAATTGCCCCAGCCTATGCAGACAAAATGTTAAGAGTTGGTAAAACTGCAGGTTCTTATCTAGAGAAAAAATACATATGGGATGGAGAGCTAAATGGAAATATACTCTGCGAAGGAGCACAAAGTTTTTGGCTGGATATAAATTATGGAGATTATCCATATGTTACAAGTAGTGAAACTCTTCCATATTCAGCTTGCTCTTTAGGTTTTTCTCCTAAAAAGATAAGAGATATAATTGGTGTGGCAAAAATCTATGACACTAAAAGTGGAGTAGACCCTTTGTTCCCAGAAAGCTTATGGAACGACGAAGAACTATCTATGGTTATAGAAACTGGCAAAGAGTTTGGATCAACTACTGGAAGGAAAAGGATAGCCAATTGGTTAAATCTAACTAAATTAATTGATGCGATTAGAATTTCTGGCGTAAATAAACTTATAATTAATAAATGTGATATTCTAGAACAAATAAACACATATAAAGTATATCAAAATAATAGTTTATACAAATTTAATACATTGCAAGCTATGCAATCTTTTATAAAATCTCAAATAAATCATGCAATTAATGATCATATTGAAATTACATTTTCTGGAAATAAATCATTTATTTAGTGGTGTAAATTACTAAATCAATAATTTAATGAAAAAATTACTAGGTTTTTCCCAAATAGCTCAACGGTAGAGCACCTCGCTGTTAACGAGGCTGTTCTAGGTTCAAATCCTAGTTTGGGAGATTTTGGAACGATGGCTGAGTGGTCTAAAGCAGAAGTTTACTAAACTTCCGATGGTTAACTCCATCCGTGGGTTCGAATCCTACTCGTTCCGATCAGTTTCTTTTTTTAGTAGTTAATTTTCCAGTTCCACCACTTTTTACTATATTATCGCTCAAAAAAACTACTGGCTTTCCTCCAAAAGTTGAAGTCCATCCAGTAACAAAGTTTTTTATGCGATAAATTACTAAACCGACATTAGTACTCGTAAAAACATTTGCTCCTAAAGTATTGGCGTTTCCTAAAATATTAATTTCAATTAATGAAGTGCAACTCTGAAATGCACTAGCCCCAATACTAACAACACTACGAGGAATAGTGATCTTAGTCAATGAAGTGCAACTTCGAAATGCGCTAGAACCAATACTAACAATGCTAGAAGGAATAGTTACTGATTTTAATGAAGTACAATTTCGAAACATACTATCAGAAATTGAACTAACACTATTTGAAACAATGAAACTATCTAAACTAGTGCAACCATATAATGCACCACCTCCAATATTTGTCACGCTACTAGGAATAGTGATTGAAGTTAAGGCTGGGCAAAGATAAAACGCAAGGGCACCAATATTTGTAACGCTATTAGAAATAGTTACCGAAGCTAACGAAGTGCAACTCTGAAATGCACTAGCCCCAATACTTATCACATTACTAGGAATAGTTACCGAAGCTAATGAAGTGCAACCATTAAACATACTATCAGGAATAAGATTTATACCATTAGAAATAGTGACACTAGTGATTTTATTACAATTGCTGAATGCGCTTTCCCCGATGCTAGTCACGGTGTTAGGGATAGTTAAAGTACCAGTCAGACCAGAGCAAGCGCTGAACGCATGACTTTCAATACTCGTTACGCTACTAGGAATAGTGATGGAAGTTAAAGAACTGCAACTATAAAACGCAAACTCTCCAATACTAGTTACGCTGCTGGGGATCGTGATGCTAGTTAGACTAGCGCAATTATAGAACGCATTATACCCAATACTCTTTACTGGCTTAATTCCATTAACTCCATTATCATAAGTGCTTGGTATTACTACAGCTCCAGCGGTGCAACTATTACTTACTACAGAATATGAATCAGTTGCAGAAATATAAGAATAAGTTAAAGCCATATATCTTTAATTTACACTCTTATTTGCTAACAAGAAAATGCCAAATATATTTGAAAAACCACCGATGCTTATTGGCTATTAGCTAATATTTTTTTAAAATATTTAATATCATTTATATCTTTGGTTCTGTTATAATCTTTTTTTCTTGCCCATAAAAATTCCGCTTTATCATAAAAAATTTTCGTATTTCCAAAATCTTTATATGTATAGTTATCTTCTGCCATTCTTTCTGGGTAATCTACAATCAAGTCTAATCGGACACCAGTAGATTTATGTTCGAGATATATTACGCCTTGTTCAAATATAGATATTTTATATTTTAAATTATTTAATAAAATTTTATCTATTTCGTCAGTAGACCAATAACAGTTTTTATCTTTATTGTTTTTAAAATTTAATTTTATTACTTTAGTGCTCCCTTCGGGAATTCCTTCTTTGCCAACGGGATCAGTAGAGTCATTTGTATAGTAAATAAATCCACAATGACTAGAAGGATTTTCGAACGATGGAGACTTTAAATTAACTTGAAAAAAATTTTTGTTTATCGAAAATTGGTCAGGTTCATTTGGGTTATGAATTAATATATGTGGATTTTTATAAATATGCCAATTACTAGTCGGCATATCGTGTTCTTTTATTTTGAATAAATTATTTTCATAAGAGTATATGGTAGCAGAGCTAGACTCAGTAGAGCATTTTTTTGTATTTAAAGCTGCAAATTTTTCTTGATTTTTAATAGAAAGGTCTATCGTCTCCTCAAAAGATAAATCTACAATTGATTGCCTTTCTTTTGATAAACACCATTCGTTGTTAGACATTAATAAATCTGTCCATTTGAAAATATCTTTTTTCTCTACCAATAAATCTATATCTTCTGGATTTCTGTATGTTTTACCATAATTTAAAATTAAACTTAAGCTACCAGTAAAAACATATTTTAATTTATTTTTATCTGCAATACTAACTATTTCTTTAACGCAAAATATATTTTTCTCGCAATTCTCTAAGTCAAAGCACCTTGGCCCAAGTCTTAAAGACCACCTTTCATCTATTTCAAACAAGCCTTCGAACATTATATATTATATTTTATATTTGACTTTTTTCAAATATATATATATAATATAGGATATGAAAAATATCAAAAACATACTATTAAGTCTCATTTTAACCTCTACTTCATTAACTTTGGCTGATTCTGGCACAGCTAGTCAATCTACTCCAGTAGCAGATGGCTTTTTAGCCGCAGGAGACATTGCTCTTGTACGTCCTGTTTCAACCGCAGCAACTATTGGCGCTTTTGGTATTTTCGTTATCGTTGCACCATTTACTGAAATGGCAGGATGCACAGAAGAGACATATGAAGGTCTAGTTGAGAGCGTTGGAAAGTTTAGCTTTGATCGTGATCTTGGCGATTTCAAAAAATAAAACCTTTAAATAAGTTTTTTTAGTGCATATTAGAAATATGTCAAAAATGATTTTAACTAAAAAACAAAAGAAGAAACTTCTAGCTAAAGGAAAATTAAGAGACACTTTCGAGCTATGGGTAGATCATCACAATCATAAAATGGAAATGATTAGGACCTTGACTGGTTTGGTCGGCGTTATACTATCTTGCATAATCATGCTTAAGGTATTTGGAATAATATGAATTGGGTTAAAATATTAGATTTTATTGATGGTATTTTCCCAGAAGAGAAAGTCCAGCCAACACTAGGCACCCTTTATAAGATCAAAGGAGAAGCGTTACCATTTAGATATATCAGATTTGCGAATGACTCTTACCCAAATAAAGCTATATATCATTTCAAACATCACCAACTTAAGGAATATAAGTTCAATAATCTAGATAAAGTTGAAAGAGAAGCTAACAAAGAAGAGGTCAGATTATATAATTTAATAAAAAGTCATATAAATGAAACCGCAAGAACTAATCAATATAAATTTAACAATCATTAATGGTTCTATTGGCGGTAAGAATGGGAATACAGCATCACTTATAAAGAAGATTAAAAGAAAAATCTCTAAAATAGATTCAAATATAAAAATAAAAATACTTCATCTTCATTCTAATTTTGATTGGCCAAAAGTTAGAAATATTATAAAAGATAGTAATGCTTTAATTTTTTGTACTGGAACTTATTGGGATAGTTGGGGAAGCCCAATGCAACAACTTTTTGAAAAAATGACAGAGATAGAGGGCAAACAGCATCTTCTTGGAAAACCAGCAGGAGTTATTGTCACAATGCATTCTGTTGGAGGCAAAGAAGTAGCATCGAGGATGCAAGGGGTTCTGTGCTCTATGGGTTGCGTGTTGCCACCATTCTCAGCCTTTGCTTATAGCTATTCTGATCATATAGCTCATCAATCTAGATTTTTAGGAAAGAAATTATTAGATGATGTTTGGCATATCGAAGATTTATCTGCATTTTTGTTTAATATAATAACTTATTCAAAAGGCGAAAAGAATTGGAAAGTTTGGGATTATTTAGATACAAACGCTTATAATCCTACTTCCGTTTGGTTAAAATGAAGGTTTTAAAAAATTCGTATTTGCTAACAGGATATTTGCAAATAAGTGAATTTACTAGCCAAATCTTGCCAAATAAAGATGTATTTGCTAACGATAAAAAGCCAAATATATGAATGAAAAAATGCCAAATAAAGAAGCTGGAAAAGGAGACAACCCAAGAAATTGTTTCTCTGATAGTTTTAAAAATAACTATGATAGTATAAATTGGAAAATTAAAAAAGATAAAGCGTTGATTAAAAAGGAATTAAAAAACAAAGATGGTTCGGTGATATATATTTACGAATAATATATAGATTCTTGACAGAGTTAGCAAAGAGTAGTATTCTTATAGAATGAGAAAAGGAGTATGTTGCATCGTTTCAAGTTTAGCTGAACAAGATAATCCTATCAAGTTCAATACTATGACTTATGCTCGTTTCTCTGCTATGGATAGAAAAGAAGCTCTTTCTACTTTATCTTCTAGAATATTAAATAATATGACTACTACATATCAATACATAAAGTATTGTGCCGACCATAATCATACTTATAGAATTTCTTCTGATCTATTTCCTCTGATTACTTATGACAAAGCAAATGTTAACCTCCAAGACCTTCCAGATTACAATAAAATATTAGTATCATTTGATAGTATCAAAAACCTTATTCAATCTAAAAATGTTAGAGTATCTTGTCATCCCTCTGAATATAATGTTCTTGCTAGTGACAACGAAAATGCAATAACTAAAACAATCAAAGAATTAAATCACTATGGTTGGTTTATGACTCAGATTGGTTGTCCTCTTAATTATGATTCTCCTATGAATATACACATACATAATTCTAAGGGCAATTTAAATGATATAGTCAAAAAGTTTATGAGTAATTTTAATAAGCTAACTGATGATGTAAGGTCTAGATTGGTTATAGAAAATGATGATAAAGATACTTGCTGGTCAGTTAAGAAGCTAATGAGACACTTTCATTCAATTTCTAATATTCCTATTACTTTTGATTATCTTCACCACAAATGCCATCCAGATAATCTATCAGAAGAACAAGCATTTCATCTTGCACGAATTACTTGGGGTAATCATACTCCACTATTTCATTACTCTGAGAGTATAGATGGTCATAAGAATCCACGAAAACACGCAGACTACGCAAAGTCCTTGCCAAATACTTATGGATATGATAATATAGATGTTGATTTTGAATTAAAAATGAAAGAACAATCTTTTGCTAAATTATGAATAGTCGAGATAAAATAAAAATACTTTTTCCTAATCAAGAGGATGTATTAAAAATGTTTCATATTGATTTTAAAACTGGAAAAATATATAAAAAAGATTTTTGGGATAGAAACATCCCGAAAGAAATTGGCAGACCAACAACAGATAAAAATTACAGAAGAATAAATGTAAATTGCCCTAATTTGACTCACATTTTCAAAAGAGGCTATGTAGATGTTTCTGTCCATAGATTGATATATTACGCTCATACTGGAGAATTACCAGAAAAAGTAGATCATAGAAGAAAAGATATTGAATATCTAGACGCAATCTCTAATCTGACAACATCAGATTCAACTCACAATAGATGGAATACAAAAAAAGTAAATAAGAAAAGATTACCCCCAGAACAGAGAGTGGATAATTCTCCTTCGGCTTACAGAGAAAGAAACGCACAAGAATATAGAGGGGTTTATTATGCTTATAATTTTTATTGGGCTTTATTCGATGGCAAAATCTTAAATGAAAATGGGTTTGTCTATCCTATATTAGCCGTTGATTTTAGGAATAAGTTTTTAAAGGAAGAGTTTATTAGAAGATATGGTTCTTTAGATAATTTTCCAGAAAACGCTTTAGATATTATAGATGAACAACAATTATTTTTAGAACAAATGAGTCAAGAGGCATTAGAAAAAACAGAAGATTATAAATTAAAACAAAAAGAAATAAAAAAAGAGAGATTACAAAGATCAAATATGATTTCTCAAAGAAAATTAAAAAATAAAATATCAGTCAAAGTAGAAGATGACCCATTTTACTGCATAGGAAGATATGACACATAAGTTATACGAAATGTTTATCGTTATATTAGGTGTGATAGCTAATATTGTGCTTATCGTAAATGCAATACATCATTGGTAATGAATAAATATTTAATCATATCAGATGTTCACCTTGGGGATAAAGATTGCAAACCAGATATACTATTAAAAGTATTAAAAGAAAATAAAGCTAAAAACATAATCATAGCTGGCGATTTATTTGACCACCACAATTTGCATAGACTTAAAAAAGATCATTGGAAAGTTTTATCTAAGTTAAGAAAGCTATCTAAAAAGAGTAACATAATTTATCTAATAGGCAATCATTGTTTTTTAAAAGCAGATTTTATGAGTATTCTATTAGGGTTTCATTGTGCAGACGAACATATAATACAATTAAAAGATAAAAAAATATTAGTAATTCACGGAGATGTTTTCGACATATACTTCACAAGGTATAAACATATTTCTAATTTTATTATTGGATGCTATTATTTTTTTAGAAAATACACTCCATTCGCAGATGATTTTTTTAGATTCTTTAAGGCGAGAACGAATGATTTTGTTGAAAAAAGCTCTAATATTAAAAGAAATGCTCTTAAATATATTGAAACTAATAACTATGACACCATAATATGTGGACATACTCATCTTCCAGAACATACAGAAGAATATGTTAATACTGGTAGCTTTTGCGAAAAGGTTTGCTCTTATGTTACTATTAGTAAAGAAAATGTAATAAAGTTGACAAAAATTAAATAAAGAGTAATATAAGTATATGGGTATGTTTAATTATATCAAAGTTGAGCAAGATTTACCTCTTAATGAGGAATTGAAAACTCTTAATATTGACTTTAAGAAAGAAGAATATCAAACAAAAGAGCTAGAAGATAGTATAATGTCTACTTATATTATCCGTGATTATAGATTATTTGAATTAAAAGTAGATGGTCATTGGGAAGATAATCCATCTTATGTAAAAGGTGAGACTAAATTTAGCGAATTTTTTAATAAAAATAGATGGGTAGAAGATAGCAGAGAAGAAGTTTTTAGAGATGATTATACTGGCACATTTACTTTTGGAAATTATATTTATGGCGAAACAAAAGAAAGCTATGATCTTTTTCCAGATTGGAAATGCGTTGTAGTAAAAGGATTGCTTACAGAGATATCTTTAATTACTCCAATAGAAAAACACTCATCTAAAGACAGAATAGAATCTGATGAGAATTTTTTTAAAAAAATGAACGACCACAAATCAAAAATGAAGTGTCCAGTTTATAGTCTTTACTTTAATTATTATGTTAAGCCTATCGAGTCTTTGGGTAGGAAAATCTCTTATAAGTTAGATAAACCTATTAAAGTTTTAAATTGGCTACAATGGAAGGGAATTTCCAAAGCCGTAAATCTATTAACACCAAGATGAAGAAAAATAATATTTTAGATCTTTTTCCTACTCTTGAAAAAATGAAAGAGTATTTACATATAAATTTAGATACTCAAGAGATTACAGACATAAGAAAAGGAAAAATATTAACTCAGTCTTTGAAGATCAATAAAGAATCAAGAAATGGTTATAAAAATGTTCGATTTATTAACAATGGCAAAAAGTATTCGTTAAGAGTAAGCCGTTTATTTTTTTATTGGCACAATGGTTATCTTCCAGATATTGTCGATCATAAAGATCGAAATTCATTAAATAATAATATAGAAAATTTAAGAGAATTAACTAATAGTCAAAATTTGAGAAATTCCGAGAAAAGAAGAAGAGGAAGCTCTATTTATAAAGGGGTATCTTGGCAGAAGAAAGCAAAAAAGTGGATAGCGTATTTTTTTATAAATAATAAATTAAATCATTTAGGATTATTTGAAAATGAAGATGATGCTGGTCAAGCAGTTAATGACCAAATAAGGAAGTACGGACTAGAAGAAATATCAGTAATGAACGATACTCCCCAAGAAAGAGCAAGAACATTATCTTTATTTGACGAACCAAAACCTATTTTAAATTTAAAATGAAATATAACATACCAGTTCAACAACATAAAGACGGATATCTTTATATAGAGTTTCCAAAAAAGCTAATGAAAAAGATGGGCTGGGAAACTGGTGATACGATAGATTGGCACGATAACAAGGACGGAACTTTTTCTTTGCTTAAAGTTGCAACTCCTTGTAAATCAAAAAAAAACAAAGTTTGACCATTTGGTTAGTCCAGTATATACTGAGACTATGAAGTTAGATACAATTTATAAAAAGACAAAGACTGGCAAAGTCCAAGAGTGGACTATTGAAGTCAAAGGTAGTCAATATCGCACCATCTCTGGTCAAACCGATGGAGAAAAGATCACGAATAATTGGAGCGATTGCGAAATCAAAAACGCTGGCAAAGCAAATGCTACAACTCCAGAAGAACAATGTTTAAAAGAAGCAGAAGCTAAACGAAAGAAGAAGTTAGAATCTGGATACTTTGAATCTATCAAAGATATTAATAAGGTTCAATACTTTGAGCCAATGCTTGCACAAAAGTATGAAGATCACGAAATCAACTATCCAGTTTATAGTCAACCCAAACTTGATGGTATTCGTTGCATCGTAACCAAAGAAGGAATGTTCACCAGAAACGGCAAGAAGGTTATTTCTGCTCCTCATATTCGCAGTAATCTCGATTTCTTTTTTAAAGATTATCCTAATGCGGTTCTTGACGGAGAATTATATTGCGATAAGTTTGCTAATGATTTTAATAAGATTTGTAGTTTAGTTAAAAGAACTAAGCCAGACGATAAAGAATTAGAAGAGAGTGCGGATAGTATTCAGTATTGGGTTTATGATGCTCCTATAATTGGTTTATTAAATCAGCAAGACTTATTCTATGAGAGATATGAATTAGTTTCTAACGCTCTTACTAAAAGAAAATATACGAGCATTGTGGTTGTTACTACTTTGAAAGTAAGTAAAGAAGAAGAACTAAATCAAGCCTACGAAATGTATATGGAACAAGGCTATGAAGGTCAAATGGTTAGATTAAATAGACCTTATGAAAATAAGCGTAGTAAATTTCTTCTTAAAAGAAAAGAGTTTATGGATGCTGAATTTATTATCAATGGAGTCAAAGAAGGCGAAGGCAATCGTAAAGGAACTGCTGGATATATGGAGTTTGTGAACGCACAAGGTAGATACTTTAAGAGTAATATCAAAGGTGACTTTGGTTATCTCAAAGAACTTTATAAGCAAAGAAATGAATTAGTGGGCAAAAAAGCTACCATAAAATTCTTTAATTATACCCCAGATAATGTGCCGAGATTTGGATATGTGATTGCTATTGATAGAGATAGCTATGAATAATCACGATCACTTACTAAAAATAGTAATAAAAAAAGAAGAAGATTATGAACCTTTTGGCAAAGTAATTAGATGGGAAAACGAAAACGAAAATTATCCAGATTGTTCTATGGGTTGTAAGCATTATTTGAATTTAGAAAGTGACCTTGGAAACGATTGGGGAGTATGCTGTAATAGTAAAAGTCATAGATGTGGACTCTTAACTTTTGAACATCAAGGTTGCAAACACCACGAATAAAATGAAATACACACCAGAAAATATTCAATCTCTTGCTGATTGCCAAGTATTTGTATTTGGCTCAAATCTATTTGGTATCCACGCTGGAGGAACAGCTAAACTAGCATTAGATAAATTTAGTGCAAAATGGGGTCAAGGAGTTGGACTTCAAGGAAAGAGTTATGCTATTCCTACCAAAGATGTTAACTTCAATGCTTTGCCA